TATCATTTTCTATTCCTCCTAATATTAATTTATTTTATTAAGGCAATAAAGCTACACTTTCACCCGTTTGAATAAAATACGCACGTTGTAAAAATGTCACAGTATGATCATGTTGTCCTTCCATATATTCTTTTGCTGCTTCATTTCTCCATTTAAAATAGTATTCGGGATCGTTTACCCTTACTTTTCCGCTTTTTACTTCTTCAATACATGCAAGGGAATTATCAGAAAACCATTTTCTAGTTTTTTGAATAGATTCTTCTGTTAATTTTACACCATTAAATTTTAACATGTTTAAGCCTCCTCATATGTTCCTATATTTATTTTCTTTTTGCCAAATGTGATATAAACATTGCCTTCTTTAAAATTCATTTGTTTACCTATCTCCATTAGTTTTAAACCGTCTTTAATGGCTGCAATATAGACCCTTGAAGAACTAAATGTTTTAACCTTAATATGATCGAATTCCTTTGTAAATCCCCAATCATTTTTACATATACCTGCAAATGGAATAGGGTTATAGTTTAATTTAATCGTTATTGTGCTCATACGGTTTAGCCTCTTTTTAATAAATTTTAATCATTATTTCATCTGGTTCAGCATGTTCGATCATTTCCCTATAGAATGGAGTATCTTTATAATTGTTTAAAACGAATTGTTTTGATTTTTTTGCACTATATTCTAGACAGTTATCAAAATCACCGTGAAATCTTCTACCATTCCAGTACCATTCCTCACCATCGACAACAATATAAAAATAAAATTCTGTCATTCGAAAAACCTCCTTAAGCGTTAACCGCTTATGTATTTGATAGTTATATTTTACCATTTAATATCTCGCATTACAAGTATTATTTTTATTTGTGTAGACCCCGTAAATGATGCATTTTAAAGGGAAATAAAGAAAAATGAACCCTTATAAATACTGGGTTCAAATATCTTTCACATTTCTTAAATCTACAGATATTCCACTTTCATCTAATACACATAAATTTTGAAGAAAGTCAATTTTTCTATTCTTTATTTTACAAAGTGTATTCATAATATATTCTGTTTTATCTTCGTCAAAATTATTTGAAACTAGATCATATAATTCATCATATGTTTTGTCGGCTGCTTTGCTTTCACTGTTTTTATTATGAGCAATGGCATATTTTCTAAAATATTGAACCATTGATTTATTAAACATAAACATTTTATCACGGCTCCAATCAATCTATTTACTAATATTTTATATTAATTATTATATACAATCTTCATATTCTTTACGCGATAAATTTTCTTTAAAATCGGTTAATGTTTTAACTCCTGATATTAATTCAGTATATGCCTTTTTTGTTTCTTCTGCTGTATCAAATGAAAACCTATAAGTTTGGTTTCCTTTTGGTGCGTATGATCCATCATGGCTAACTTTTGATTTTGGATAACTTGCAATCATGCTGCCATATGGCATAAATGAATAATTTTCGTTCCATTCCTCAATTTGAATAGGTGTTCCATTAGGCATAATTCCTTTTTCTAATACTTTCATTTTACATAACCTCCAATTCATTTTTTAAATTATTGTATGCTTCTTTGTTTGTGCTAAAATACATCCATTTAGTTGATCCATTCACCGTATGAGAGTAAACGCGCTTCCAATTATTTTTCATATCAGCACCATGAAATTTGAAAAAATCATTTTGTGTATTGTGTGCGGAAAATAACTCTTGTAATAAATTGCGATATTTATTTTCTTCAATAATTTTATTTCTTAGTTCACTTCTCATTAATATAACCTCCTATGTAAAGCCGTATTTTTAAGATACTTTTATTATACTCCACAAAACCAAAATAATCAATAATGTATTAATTAAAATTATGTTTTGATTGGAACCCAGACAAAAAATGACCTGCTATCTATTAGCAAGTCACACAAGAGGAAATCATGTTTTCTCTATATTCGTCTATTTGTTCGCATAGTGCAAAGTATCCAATACGCTCCATAACCATTTCATAATCATCTGTGTCAATTCCATCTGAATGGATCATGCCATTTTTATAAAAAATATCATCGGCCTTTTTACTTAATTCCTGCTGCTGATTTATTAATGTGATATACTTCTCAAGGGTTTCTTTATCTGGTAACTTTGCTTCTAATACTTCTACAATATCAAAGTTACTGCTTACAATATCCTCTTTAGGTGTGCGGATAGTGAGACAATTAGAGGCTGGAATATAATCCACTATTACACCAGTTTGAACCTCCTTTTTCCAAGAGTTACGAGAAATAAAACGAACTACTAAACCAATGGAAGAAAAGTCTTTTTTAATCATTTTAACAGCCTCCCATAGTCCTAATGGACTGAATATGTATAACCTTTGACACTTTTAATTATATCAGATTTTGGTAATAATACAATATATTTTTATATTTATTTTTACTTTTATGATGTAAACATTTGTTCCGATGAAAGTCTAGTTGTATAGGAAAAGAAAAAAAGACTAGATTTTATTTCTCCAGTCTTTTAATAAAGTTTCTATAAATTCCATTCATAGCAAATTCACTACTTATTGATACCATTGATTTATTATTTTCTGGGTTCGTCATTCTGAAAACAACAACGTCATTTTCTTTTTTATGTGGTACTTTGTAAGCTTCAAAGCCTCTAGAGTCATTTACAAGACATTCAGTAACTTCTATTTCCATATGTGAATTTTCACCTTTGAAGTATTTAACATTCACATTTTTATTTAGATTTCTATAGTTGATTTTGTCAGATGCCTCGCTAATGATTCCATAAATTTTAACTAACATAGTATCACGGCTCCAATCGTTTATTATATTTATATTTTAATTTATTTTTACGTTTAATGCAAGTAATATTTTCCAATCAAATTTATGTTTTACACAGATTTAACCGGAACAATACAGACCAAACAGAATACACTTTGAACCGTTTATATGGCCTTCTGTGACGTTTTACGGGTTCCCATAGGTGAATATAAGGGAAAATAAAAAGACTGCACAAAGGCAGCCTAGATTGTTACATTATATTTTTGTTTGGCCTCTTCTTTCACTCTTTTATCCATTTCTAACCAACGTTTAATTAATCCCATTTCTTGACGTTGTTTAAAAGATATATTCTTTTCGTTTGCTTCTTTTTGTTCATTCCATACTTGTTTTGTTACTGGGTGACTATTTATAAATTTGTTTATTTCCTCTTTTAATTCCTTTTCTTTTTGTTTCTTTGCTACTTCTAATTCCCTAACTCGTTCATTTACTTCTTTAGATTTAACCTTTAAATATTTACTAGCACAATTAGAGCCAAAATATCTTTCATTTCCTTCTAGATCCATCACAACAATGGTTTTCTTTAGATTATCACGTCCACAACATTCACAAGTTATTACTTCGTCAGAAATACCAACAATTCTATAACATGCATTTGAATAATTTTCATTCATAAACATGTGGCATAACCTCCAATTGGTAAATATGTATAATTAAGTTAAGATAATTATATCATGTAAATAAAATAATCACAAGTAAAAATAAATATAAAAAAAAGAAAATAGACCACTGTAAAAGCAGCCTATAAGCTAATATTATTTTTCTTGGTTATATTCCTTGTCAAAGTCCCATTGTAACAATTCCCAGTAATCTGTATTCAGTTTACTATTATTGTCATCATAAACAATTGTGATTGATTTTCCTTTGAGTGATTCATTCAATTTAGTTTCCATAGTCGAGTCATTAGAAGGAAATAGATCAAGATACCAAAATCCTGTAGATGTCTCAGGAGTAAACGCGGAGTAGTAATGTAAATTAGAATCATATTCAACATGGTCTATAGTCTCATGTATTGTATAGACTTGAGCACCTGCGAAGGATGGAATGATGAATAAAGAGATAATAAGGGAAATAAGGGTTAATTTAAGGTTAGATTTGATTTTTGACATGGTATTGGCCTCCTTGGATATGAAATATAATATTTTAAATTTAGGACATTTCATAATACCTATAGTATACTCTTATTATTTAATACAATAGGCACTTTGAAATGTCCGTTTTTTTATTATTTTATATCTATTCGAATAAATAATCTAATTCTTTTAATAGTTCAATATCGGATACCTCATCAAACTCCATTCCCTTTAATTCGTCAATTATATAAGATGTATTATCATCTATAAGCAATTCAGCTAATTTTTTAATATGTTTTATGTATTCTTTGTTGGATCTCACTTTTGCCATTTTACCAGAGACAAGCCCTTTGCCATGTCGTTTTTGTGCGTTTTCTATAATATGATAATAAACAGTTAAATTCAATTCCTCTTTGTATTCCATTCGTTGTATATCTTTAAGCAATAAATCAGACATTGTTTTTCTTTCATCATGTATATATTTTTTATTTATAGTAATGTCATAAGCATGATAGTAATATTCTATTTTTCCTTTTTCGTTTAGTAATTGTTTAACTTCTTTTTTAAAATTCTTCCAGTATCTAGAACACCTTATTTGTGATACTTCACTAAATCCATATTTATCTAGTATCATTTTTTCATTTTCCGCTATGATGCTTTTTTCCTCTTCTGTTGCTCTCCTATGCCTATGCGTTCCACATTCGCATATTTTAATAACTCTTTCATGTATTATGATTCGTTTATCCATGAGTTTATTTAGGGCTGTTTCAATTGTGCTTTTAAAATTGCTATTACTTGTATTATAAAAATCATATATGGTTCTTTCGTTTATATTTGTATATTTAGACAATAGAGGAACATATTCATTTCCTTTACTATAATTAGAATTTATCATATTGATTGTTAATAGCAATTTACTTCTAGAAATAGATACATGACCATGTGGACATTGTGCCAATAAATCCATAATTAAGATTTGTATTAGGTCATTGTATATACTATTATTTCCTCCTCTATTATCAATTTTCTTCAATGGAATGTCATAGACTTCTAGAATAGTAAATGAATGACCTAGTTTATTGAAATTACAGTATCTTGATAGTTCTTTTAATTGTGCCTTTTTGCTATTGCTTGTTAGCTCTGGGACATTGAGTAATTGGCATAGATGTTTATAATTTTTAATAACTTGATTAGGTTTAATGTTTGTTAGATCCAATTGTGAATACTCCTTTCAATTAAAATGAGATAGAACAATACAAATAATAAATATACAATTGTCCTATCAATAGTAAGTATATCATGAATGGAATAACTTGTGTACTGTTATTTATAATACATTATTATTTTATATTTAGTTTAGTAACATAGCAAGAAAAGTAAACGAATATATTAGGCCAGCAATAACGGCTGCTCCAAATGGGATTGTTATAGATAGACAAATGATATTAGTAAGTTTGTTTGAATTCATTGTATAGGCTCCTTTTATGTATGTTATTTGTTATTGGTTATTATTTGTTATTCACTTCAAATTGAAATAGTATTGTAACCTCGCTATCATTCACAGAAACAATATAATATTTGTTGTTATCGGTTTTATCTGGTACAGAATAAATGTTACCCTTTATAGAGCAATAACCAAGATATTGACCGTGTGAGAGTATAGTGTTAATATCGTGCAGATATTCCGGCATTGTGTAGACTCCTCATATTGACCAAAGGAGAGGAGTAAACCTCCCCAATGGCCTGTTATGATGTTGTTATTTGTTAATTGTTATTTAATTTTATTTTTGTTCCTAAGTTTAATTTTTAGATCCAATTCGTATAGAAACAACATAAACTTATCTGGATCATTTGATAATGTTAACATTTGCTTGTGTTCTTCAGGTGTAATGAATGGTAATATCTCATTCACAACAAATGTTAACGCCTTTTCTTCTGCTTCGCGTTCCTCCTTTTGTTTTTGTTTGGCTTGCAGTCTATCGGTTAAACTGACTACATTTGATTGTGTCGAGGCTGTTATAGGTTTGTTGTTATCAGGTCTTTGTGGCCTTGTTATAGTGGTAAAATCTATAACGTTAGTGTTATTTTTATTCTTATTGTTTGGAGTCGGTTTGTTTTCTTCGACATCATCCAATAGATAAGTATTTAGAATTTGTTTCATTTCTTCCATTTGCTGTTCATCTATTTGATAAATAGACTTCAAATGGTTCTTATGTTGCTCCCATGTCCAGTCAATTGGTTTTCTCATTCCTGCTAAGTTTTCATAAAAGTATTTTACATGTTCGCCTAATGGATTAGATTTATTCATATGTTTAGAGTTGATATCTATTCTTCCATCATGTGTTCTACCGTCCACCCATTCAATAATAAAGGCTGTTTTAGTGTAACCTATATCACCGTTTTCCATAGCTATAGAGTGAATAATGGTATTTGCTTCTTTGAATGAGTTTACAATAGTGTTATCTTTGACCAATGATGATTCAGACCATTTAAAGGTTATTGACTTGATTTTAATTTGTTGAGGCTGTTCTTCATTTAATGTTAATACTTCAACTATGCAATTGTAACCATTAGAAGAGAGTTTAGATAATAGATCCTTATCAATTGTTATTGCACGTTGCTGCAATTGTTCAAACATGTATGATTTATACTCTTTTCTTTGTTCCGGTGTCATATCGCTAAAATGTAAAATGTTATGGTTAGAAAGGAATGAAGAGGAAATATCAGAAATAGTATCAACAATATTTAATGATGTTTCAATGGTAACTGGTTCCACATCTACAGACTCGACTGTTATTGGCTCTTCGTTGGTCTGTTCAGTTTCTACCATTGAATCAGATATAAGAAGGTTAACGAAGTTTAGGCGTTCCGGTGTTTGTTTCGCTATCCATTTTTTGTTTAGTTTATAGTAGAATTTGAAACCGTGCAAATGTAATTGGTCAAGTGTTTCTTGACTTGGTTTTGAATTGAATTGAATCTCAATACCATTTTTTTCTTCATTTAGTGTTACTGTGATGTTATTGGATGTCATTGAAGTATTAACGGGTTCATTAGTGGAAGGTTGTTCTGTGATGGATTGTTGTTGAGTGGATAACATTTCCTTTTCTGCTCTGTTTAGATTTTGGTAATAGTCCCAATTGTTACGGCTCATGTCATAACCTTTAGATGTTGCATAAGCTTCTAATTGTGCTCGATATTCTTCAGATAAATCACGGTTAACAAAGATATACTTTGCACCTGAATATAATTTACCTTCGTATTCATAGCCGTTATTATATTCATACATATCGGTCATACCGTCAAAATGGCCGGACTCAAAACGGCTTGTAACGGCTTCTACTTCGTCCTTTGTTGCTCCATCTGTATAATGGATACGCACAGAATTGTAATCAGAGCGTACAGAAAATTTAATAGAAGGGAATGCCTTTTTTAGTTCTTTTCTGATTTTCTTTGCAGTCTCTACACCTGATTCATGAATTTTTTCCATTGTTAACGCCTCCTAATATGTATTGATATGGTTTATTAACTTAATACAATTATAGCATAATGGATTATAAAAGTAAAATAAAATGTTAGATTATTATATGGAATGATGAGAAGAGAAAAAGACCCATATAAATGGATCTAAGTATTATTTATTTAGTTCTTTTCTCCAAGGACACTCTTCCCCATTATTATAGCATCCATATTCCTTCATTTTATTTGTTCGCTCTTCTTTAGTCCATTTCAATATATCACCATGTCTCCATCCATTTTTAAATTGAATGTGACAATAGAAACCGTAAAAACGATAACTAGAAACCAATTTTCCTAAGTATGGACATTTACATATTTTAGACATGTGAAATACTCCTAATTAATTCATTAAAATCAATATTTTTTAACGCTCTCCTAATCAACCAAGGATTATTTACTACTTCTACCATTCCATCATAATCAGCTATGGCCATCATGCGAATACCATCATTAAGTTTGCGGTTTAAATGTGCGTTACCTCTACCATATCCAATTTTATCACATGCCTCAATATACTTTGCAAATCCCTTCTCCCATAGCAGAACTTTATTGTATTGAGCGTTTAAAGAATCGTTTAGAGTGTTCATGAGTGATAACCTCCTAAAGTGTATTAGTGATACTTTGAATTAATGCTAGAGAAAATTTATTCCAATTTTCTTTTATGTTTATTTTCTTATCATTGTTTAGTGTGCAAAGAATATCAAACAATGGAGAGAATTCTTCGTAATCTAAGAATGAATCGAGCATATTTGAAAGTACTTCGAATTCCCTATTAGAGTCTACACTATCGGTTTCTACATTGTAGTAATTGGCGTATACTTCGAATTGCTCTTTTAACTTTAGCATTATAATAACCTCCTAAGAATTAATATGTATTAACTATCTACGCTTATAATTATAAACCTATAGTGAGTAAATGTAAAGAAAAATATTGTTCGTGTTTATTTTATTTGTATAAATGCGAGTGTGTAAAACTGATAATAATTAGATCATTGGAGAGATATAATGGGAAATGGAATAGGATAATATGATAATAAGATGATAATAATATAAACTTATTAATAATGATGTGATGATAAGTAAAACTTATATATAATTATGGATAGGATTGCAGATAGAATAGATAATATGAATGTAAAATAATTATAAAACGTTCCACGTGAAACAAATATTATCAACAAGATATACACAATTAACTGTGGATAAGTATGTGAAGTCTTCATATGCGGTTTCCATGTTATTCTTCGATATTGGTCAGACCAATTACGAGCCGTGAATGATGGATGATATCATAGGAAAATATGTAACATTCGTTCCCATGCAATCTACAATTGTTGTATTATACACGCATATTACAGACTGGGCTTTTTGGTTGGTCTGTATCGTGCAAATGTAGGTATGAATGTAGGTAACATAAATAACATTGGGTTACATTGCTATTAGATGGAGTTTGAATAATCCTTATATATCAAGGGTGGGGGCGTGGTTTACATCCAAAATTCGACATTATTCGACAAATATCCTCGCAACACTTCCATTTCCACACTCAGCCTAAATTTTAGACTTTCCCTTCATCTAATCTTCACATTTCCGTCCTATCTTCTACACTAGATCACCCTACCAACTATCCATTAATTTCCATCTATATGTAAACTCACATTCACCACAAAGTTTACATATCCCTATCATACTCTCTCCCTATCACCCTCACTTACTATTCCCATATCGCGTTCACCATCGCAGCATATATCGTCTCAATCCCTCTATAACACGCTCTCGCCACTCCTCACTATTACTCTTCCAACTACCCTACCCTAATCCAAATTACCCTAATTTCCACTCTAAATTGTATTAGAATCCACATATTCTCTACACTCTACTCGATTCACACTCACATTCCATCACACAATCGATTTTACACTTTCATCACTCATTCACATTCTCACATCAAAAATACATCTCAATCCCTTATCCAATCTACGCTCAACCTACCACGGGGGCATATTTTAGATCCATTTCAAATACACTCTCGATACTATATACCGACATATAAATTTACACACATAAAAAATAGACCACCTTTTCAGATGATCTACTCACTATCTCTTAATATTACATTTGGATATCCTTCCACTACTATACCCAATCCATTTTTCAATTCTTTATTCAACCTTACTCTCTTCAATCCATATTCGTCTAACATTTCTTGTAAGCATCTTTTCAGTACCCTCAAATTTTTCTCTTTGCTTCCATATGTATAATCAAATATCTCTTTCTCAATTACATATCCCTTATCATCCAATAGACTCAGCACTAAATCTTTCATCTCTAAGGCCAGTTTATCACTCGTCTTAGTTAACTCTTTACCTTTCTTCATAGGGAAAACTCTATTCGCAGCATCTTCTCCCATAGCCCTCATAATCATTTCTCTGGAGAATCCTTTCATGCTCATAGTTTGTTTGAACTGGTCAGCTAATTGATTAGCGCTAGTTAGCACTTGATCTGAGTAGGATGGGATATAATAAAAGTTTGGGATCTTTAATTTCTCATCTCCAGTCACTTGCTTTTGTAGTGCTGTATATCTCTTATAAATGTCTGTAGGCACATCAGATATATGTAACTTATTCACTACACCCAATAAAGCAAATAGATTGATTCGCTTATTTAGTTCCTTCAAATCTCTTGTAAACTTCTTATCTTTTTCCTCAATCTCTTTAATTTCAGCAACAAAAGCAGCAAACATATTCATAATTTCCTTCATAGGCTTAAAGAATATTGGCTCCTCGTTTCGCTTAATCATTTCAGAACCCATAGTCATGATGGCAATTTGATTCAATATCACCAGCAATGGTATATGTCTCTTAATCACCTTATATAGATACTCATGTTCATATTCCATTGCCCCACTTAGCAGATAGTAAATATTCTGTTCATAAATCCTCTTTTGTTTTTGATACCATTCAGATTCAACCAATTGTACATTAAACACATCACACAAATAATCAATGGCCTCTACATTATTTAACTCAAATAATCTCTCGGTGATTCTAAATATATTACCTGTAAATCCACACTTAGAACTATGACACTTGTATATTTGGAATCCCTTTTGATTCTTGATAATACTAGCTGATGGCTTCTTATCGTCATGAAATATACAACAGAATGGAGTTAATCCATCTTCAATATTAAGATATGTATATAAGTCTCTAGATAATAAATATCCCATTAAATCTAACTTATTGGTTATTTCCTTTGCTTCAGTCGTTCTATTTCTTGTTAATTTCTCATGGTGGGATTTTAGTACCCTTTGTATATTAGATAGATATTTACTACCCATATCTAATATATGATGGGTACTTTTTCTCACATTTTTATTTTTATTGTTATTTTTACTTTTGTTACTAACATACTCTCTACTAACAATTAATAATTCATCAACATTTAATTTATTATTATAATTTAATTCATATACTTCCTTACCACCAAAGTATAATCTAGATCCATCTTTACATTGTATATCTGCTTTATACTTATCAATTAAATAGGTAATGATATCACTAAAGTCTTTATAATTCGTTAATTTCTTATCTAATTGAAATACAACTCTAAATTTATCTTGTTTAACACTATGATTGAATGTTGTATAAATAAACATAGCTGTATTATTAAATTCTTCTAATGCTTCTTTTAACATCATTCCTTCATCAAAATCTAAACATAATAATTCTTGATATGTCCAACACTCATTAGACTTTTTTACTACACCTTTGCTATTTGGAGTTCCTATATAAGCAGGTATAAAACTTTTACCTTTTAATATCTCTTGTGTTAGTTGCTGAGGAGTAATATCAACTGGGTATTGCATGATTCTTTTTGTGACAATGCCAATTTCTGATTCAGGCTTATGTGTATATGATTTTGTGTCGAGCATGATTTTCATGAAATCACCTCTTCATTGAACAAGCCTTTATAGGAAACACAAATCTGGATATTCCCTTCTGCATCTTTCCACCATACACGTTCGCATTTTAATTTTTTATTTTTCTTACGTGCTTCTATAGTATGTATTTCAAATAACTGGATATCATTATTTATACAATAAATTATTTTATTTTTACTAATTTTACTTGTATGTAAAATTTCAAACGCTGCGGTGTAATTACCCTCTTTCCCGATCCCTACGTCAAATATATATTTGTATCTTAGATGATTAAACGGACAATTAAGACATGGATGTTGATAAAAATAATCTTGCGTAGTTACTGATTTATAGGCATTCACATTAATCTGATTGTGAAATTCCTCTACAGTCTCTAAATTAAATTCATTATCTTTCTTATACTGTTCAATACAACTGGTGCAGTCATGAATATCTAAGAATGGAATTTTATTTTTATGTATATGGGTTACTGGAGATTCAACAGCAATGAAATCGAAATCCAAGTTAACTTGCTGTAGATGCTGATCTATGAGTACCCTATCACCATTGGTTAAAAGTTCAAATATCACACGTTTACTTCCCTGATGTTTTTTACTCTCTTTTCTATGTAACCCTGAATGAATGCTTTTGTTTAGTGTATTTATATTTTTACAATCCTTATGATAATATCTGGAAGTGTTTGGACTTACTTGTTCTCTAATCATTTCATCTTTAATACCGTGGGTGGAACATAGGTAGCAAATAAATTTCTTACTCATAGTTGAGCCTCCTTATAAAAATAAATTAAAGACAAATTTCCCTGTCTTTTTATAACCATACATGATTATTTTATATCTGTAAACACTTTTCTTTACTCTTTTCTTTTATACCTCCCCACTCCCACAAAAAGAAAAATAGAGCAGACTCACATCTACTCTATCCCATTATCTCTTTTAACTTTTTCACCAATTGTACCTTCAGTGCATCCCCACATCCATCTATAGCAATTAACAATTGTTCAATACTTGCTTCTTTAATAATACTCGTGTCAACATCCTGCATGATTGTGAGACTTGGGTTTTGTGTAGGGTCATCTGTGAAACGAGCATATTTTTCAAGCGTGGTCTTGGCAGATTTATGGTTACCCTGACGTTGAGCAGCAACAATTGTGCCTCCGGTTTCCAGAATCCTATTGATTCCGAAATTTTTCAAGCTATGCACACACAAATTACGCTCATTCTGAGGATCTAATTCCAAATCTTTTACTAATTTATTAATCGTATCCCAAAGAGTCTTCCTGTGCATATGGAATATCTTGTTATCATCGTGCTCACCTTTCAACATCAACAACTCTTCATACATTTCCTTATTAATTGACTTCGCATCCTTTTTGTTACCCTTACCAATAGCAGCACCTTCGGCCTTAACTACATAAGTATTGTCATCATGTTTCTTGATATTAGACCATGTAAGTTTAAGCATCGAACTAACCCTGAAAGAAGTGATGCAAAGTAACTTAATTGCGACATACTTCTGATAGCCATCAGGATACTTCTTAACCTCTTCTAGCATCATTTCAATTTCTTCTTTCGAAAAATCTCCATAACTCTCAGATGTGTCTGCCAATGGTTTTACCTTAAACACTGCAATATTAAAATAAGGTCTATCCTTTGCTAACTCAGTAAACAATGAATTAATGCCGGACATTTTTGTATTCACTGTTACATTTGCCAATCCCTTGTCACTTAGATAATTCCTATATTTTTTTATTTGTGCGTTGCTAAATTTAAACTTAACTGGTTTACCATCTTCATATTCAACTAGATCCTCTTCAGTAACAGTTGCAATGTCTTTACCTTTGCAAAAGTAATGAATAAACTCCTTGATGCTTGTAGTGTATCCTTCTCTCGTCTTAGGTGAAAATGCCTTATCATTAAGAAATGTCATAATATCTTCTGCTAATATATTTGCACTTTGGAACCCGATCACTTTACCCATCGCATTTGCTGTATTCATGTTAACTCCTCCTTATTTGTAACCTTTGATTTATTAGGTTACTTATTTAATTTCATTATAGTGGTAGGATATGGTAAAGTCAATACAAAAGTAAAAATAAATGTTATAAAACTAATATAATGAAATAAAGCGATTATAGATGGTTTATCGTAGGGGGTTGCAATTACACTCGGAACAGATTTAAACTCGTCTATGGGCTTTCTAGCGGTCTCAGAATTGATTCTGAGAGGTCGAACAATGGAATGGTGTACGTGAGTGAATGTTCGTAATCAAATTATCAAATACTTCAAATGACCATGCGAATATCAAATGACCAATTGACCATACTACCGTATTTACCTATGTTAAGTTTTTGGTCATATGATAAAAAGGAGAGAATCCGAACATTCTCCCCTACTCGTTATCTGTAAGGCTATCTAAAAATATCTCTCTTTCTATGTCGGTAAGTTTAAGTTTATATCCACTCTGTCTAGAGTTTCCTTTTTCTAGCCAACCTTCTTCAACTAGTTGCTGAAAATATTCTTGAATCTTATTTTGATTTAATTTTGTCATTTCCCTGAGTTGTTTGATTCGAGTTTCCCCAGTTTCGCAAATAACTTTCTTCAATAGCAAAAACTTTTCGTCAGTATCTTCTTCGTATAGTTTATCATCAAGTTCCTCTTCAATTTGCAATTGATTACCCTTGCTACCCCATTTATTAATAATCCTTTCGTATATCTCTTCATCATAATTAATTGGACTTTGGAATCGGACAAATAATTCTTTATTTCCATGCCATTTGATTGCACCATCTCCATTACCTATTAGATTAAAATTAGGAATCTTATCAAAGATAGTCCTATAATCTACATTCGCTTCACATGCAAACCCAACTCTGGCAGGCATATTGGCCTTTATTATTCCTGTTACAACATCCACAGAAGGACGTTGAGTGGCTAATATAACGTGAATGCCTGATGCTCTACCAAGTTGGTTTAGCCGTTGAACCATATCCTCAATTTCCTTTTTAAAGTCTTTATTAAGCATTAAATCTGCAAATTCATCTATAACACAAAGTTTATATGACCACTTATTATCGGGGAATCTTCTATTATGATATTTAATTCCTTTTAATCCTTCTGCTTCAAGTTGCATATAACGTTGATCCATTTCCTTAACTAAATTAGCCAATATCATGAATGCTTTTCGTGCATCTGTAGCTACTTTTTTAACATGGGGGAAATTTCTGAAGTCCGTTAACTCTACTCGTTTCATATCAATTAAATGCAATTCTAATTCTTCTGGACTTCTTGCCTCTGTGAGCATTAATAACAATGCAGTGACGAAGACCGACTTACCATTGCCAGTAGCACCTGCAATCAACATATGAACAAGGTCTACGAAGTCATAAAATTTATATTCACCATTCATGTCAGTACCCACACATATTGGCAATTCGTACTCATCACATTTTCTTTTAAACTCAATACTTTCTAGAATTTTTGCTAAGTCTATATACTCTCTTTTTAATCTTGGGTAACTGATACAGAAAGTTCCCTTGTTGTTTCCTCCAGTAAGATTCAAATTAGGTTCATTCATTTCAATCCTCAAATCAGCAAGCCTTCTATTTGCGTTTTGTAGATAGAGATAATCAGGTCTTAAAAATTCAATAAATTTAAGTGTTGGACCTTCTTTAACTTCTAAAACAGTCATGTCTTTTGCATTCTTAAGCAGATTTAGTCTGAGCATTGCAGCAGTCAACTCGTCAATTAGTTCTTTGTCGTCTTCATTAAATGACTGTTGATTTACACTTGGCAGTATTTCAATATCATTCATTATTTCTTCAATCGGAATCTTCGGTTTAGGCATTAACACTTGTTTCATCTCTTCAGACTCATTTTCACTCATACCACCAAAGAATCCAATCATTTCACTACTGCACATGATTTGATGTGAGTATTTCTTGTTAAAGTTACGTATCTGCATGTTCTCCAAGAATTGCTGATGATTTTTAACTAAAGCAAAGTTTAATCCATTTACATAATTAAGATTGCTCAATGCTAATTTAATACGTTCCTTTATGCGTCTCCTATCACCCTCGCTTCCTTGAATAATAAGCCTGACGCATGTGCTATAACCATACTGATCGACCTTTTGTGATACTTCTCGAATTGGTGCATTCCTTCTACCTTTTAGTACATCATGTAGTTTATATTGCCATTTGAGTAACATTTGATTGGTTGATGGTTGATTAATCCCATCTAAATAAGCATCATACATGTCACACAGTTCATCCTTCCATTTATCTGATTGGAAGGGGCTAAATATTAATTGCAAGTAGACGCTCCCTTTTTCAGTAGAACCCTTTAAATATTTGGTGAGAGTTTCCCAAAAGTTATGTTGATAGTTAAAGATAAATGGAGCAAACGAATGATTTCTGAATGTCATATAGTAACATTCTATATCTTCTCTTGTGTGGTCTAAGATTACTGGCGTAGTAGAAGGTAAAGAGATGTGAGATTGGTCGGTGGTGAAGAAATGATTTTTGATTGTACCAAGTGAATTGTAATATTCAAATCCGAAAATCCCCTCCTGCCTTCTGGCAAGAAAGGATTTTACAGATGATGGATTACTTAGTGTGAATGTACGAGTTTCTTGAAGGGAAAAAGTTTTAGATAATAGCGTACTCTCTTTAATTTTATTTTGGATTGTACTCGTGAATGATTGACGTAATTTATTTAGATTAATAATCATGTCTATTTCTCCCCTCAATAATTTTACTTGCTATGAAGATAACCAATGTGTTTACTGCAATCATGATGGTGTTAATGATTAGAACTTCTTTCATAATTAATCTCCTTTACTTCTTAAATTTGTTCTTAAGCAGATGCCAGAATACATAACCATTTAGAATTGTCTTCTTTTGTTTCTTGGTGGTTGCCTCTATTTTCTGCTTTCTATTATCTTTGCGCTCATTAATCGCCTCTTTTGAGTAATAACCTTTTATGAATTTAACTCCTTTTGCTCCACTGCTTCTCTTAATATTCTCCATCATTACTACATCTTTGAATTTTTTAATCATATCTGATACATCTTCACCATTGTTAATGTATCTTTTTAAGATATGTGGTGGATTTGTCATTGTAATTACACAGCCAATGATGATTAGCAACTTAATAAATAATCCTTTAAATGTTGTGGTTCCACCTATACCGACAATCAGGACACCCATTGCGGTAAGGAATAGTGCGTACCAAATCATAGAGAAGATAATCTTCTTAAGGGAATCTAGCCATTCATCAAACCAACCTCGATGCTCATCATACACCCAACAGCCTAACGCTAAAGGCGTTAATGCTCCAAGTGCTAGGAGGTTAAAATATCTAGAGGCCAATTGCATGAATAATGGGTACATTTTTACAACAAAGGCTATATCAAATAATACAAGTGCAATTGCATCGAACCAACCAAATCCAACAATATTAGCATGGGTAGCAGCAGTAACAATTTGATCCTTTCCTGCGTGAATTAAAGCAGATGTGAATTTATCTAAGTAGGTAAATACTATCTCGAATGCTTTAGGCGCAAATCCGGCTCCAATAGTCGCTATGGGGATTCGTTTAAATAATGTTTTCCAGTCTGTAAATGTACTACTTTGACTTCTATTTAAGGGAAAGATTGCGTGTCGTAATCCTTCATAACTACCCAATGCTATAGAGAATAAACAACCTATGAGTCCAAACACAATTGAAGCTGTTGTAAACCAATTACTAGTGAATAACTCAGATGGAACGCCCAACATGAAATCAGCAATTATTTCATATAACCATCCTAGAAATTGTATAGAACCGTTTAAGATATGTTGAGGTAGGTTATATATCCAATCTAGTGCTTTATCGCACCATGCAAAGAACTTCCCCATATACTCGAAAAAAGTACTTGCTTTATCCCAAAATGAAGGATTGTTGCCTTCTGCGAAAGCGAATTGTGGGAATAAACCAAATCCAAACGTTGAAAGCCCTATGACTTGAAGGATCTTACTACTTCTAGAATAGCAGGTTTGATACATGGTGCTAAGATAGCCCAAGGGTCGATGTAATATGGATTTTCCCCAAACAGCAAATGACCTAGATAAATGAGACCTATTAATAACATTTGTAGGAACAGCGTAATTCCCATCCCTTTTAACAGATTGTGAGTCCATTCTTTTGCTGTATTTGCGTTGAATATACTCACGAACCCTATTACTGGAGATGATGCTATTGACACCCCTAACGCTACTACGTCCATCCATAATGCAGACTTGATGAAGAACTTTACTAACTCTCCTGACATGAGTGGGTCTGCTGTTGCTTGCGCTGCTCCCATTACTTCCTGTGCTAATGTTGGCTCTGCTACCAATACGGATGCTAACCCCGTGACTGTTACAATGGGTAGTGAGAATAGTTTGTTTTGGAGATTCTTTCTCACCACCTTTTCTATCTCCAAAGGAAAATTTACAGTCTCTTTCACAGGAACGAATTGCTTTCTATGGTCAATAGTGATTGTTTTACTTTCAGTTTTAACAGTAGCCTCGCTTTTTCTTGCTTTGATGTTAGCGACCAAGACGCTTGAATTCATTGCCTTTACCTCCTTTATCTGCGTCACCAAAGTAGAAATTAGCAGCAATACGGACTCCAAATATAATCGCAAAACCTGCACAAATCTTCATTGTAGTAAGCAATAGACCTTCAAAACCTGTCATTATTAACAACCTTCTCTCATGTATTTTTACTTTTAAAACGGTTATACTAAACTTGAGGTGATAATCATGCACATGTGGCAACTGTATATGAAAGATTGGGAAAAAAATCTTGATAAATATAGATTTGAAATTATGGATAAGTTAGGTATTAAAAATGTAGATAAATTGGATGAAATTATAAGTGTACTGAAAGAATATGATGTGATTAAAGATTAATTTGTAAATGCTTGAATGATACTGTGAACAGCGTTATATAGATGGGAATTATCTGAAGCGAATTGAGTGATGTGGTGGGAGTAGTTGTAGTATACCTGTTGCATCAAGTCTACGTAATATGAGGGGTCTGCAAAAGATCCATTTACTTTTAAACCTACATGTAAGTGACTAGTGGGGTGCAGTAGAGCAACCTGTATTTCCACTTAGGCCAAGTTGCTCACCTACACTAATAGCATCACCCACCTTTTGGGAAACGAATGACATATGACCGAAAATCAATTCTGACCCGTTTTCCATTTTAACTTTAAGACCAAGCCCTGCATTTTGACTACCGTAATTGAATACTTCTGATACGTAACCTTTGACCGGACTTAATATGGGGGTATTCATGTTCATTTGAATATCAATTCCAGTGTGCGGTGTTTTGTGAACCGTATCTACTGAATGAAAACCACTTGTAATAACCAATTCCTTCACTTTATCATTTAAAAATACTCGCACCCTACATCCCTTGTTTCTTAAAGTATCTATACATTGTATATTGAATTGTCCATCTCCAAGCATCCTCACTACGTTTAATGTAGCGGTCTAATGCGCTTGCTTCAACATGTTTAACGGTAGTTTGAGTTGCTACGAGATACACTCTGCGCTTAAAAATGCTCCAAAAGCCTACGTCATGATATCTAAACATGAAGTTCACCTTCTTTTTCTAGCGTTTCAATTTGATTAAGTGTGGCCTCAATATCCTGAACAAGCCATTGGAAATATTCCATTTTGTCTTGAAGTTCACTTTTTAACACCTGAAGTTTAGTCATTTGAATCATTCTCCTTTTCCCTGTATAAGATTTCATGAAGTGGTGGGCATCCTATGAGTACCCACAAACGGATAAAGATGTCTACAGAGGGCATGTGCTTATTGTTGATAATACCCTTTAAGGTTCCTAAACTAACTCCTAATTGCTTTGCAATGTGAGTATATTGCATATTCTTTTCTTCAATAAATGGCTCAAGATTAAATCTAAGTGGTAAGTCTGGATTTCCTAAAGTAATGACCTTTTCATTTTTGTGTTCGTTGATTAGGTTGTCGTAAAATCGGCAAAGATAATAGTGGAGTGAGGTCTTGATGATTTCTTCAAGTGTCACTTCTCTTTCTACATTCTCATTAAGATAATTTAAGACGTGGACAAAACTTAATGCCTTGTCATATAAACCCTCAGACAGTTTAATGGTCAATTCTTTACTCAATCTAATCACCTTTCTAGGAGGGATTTGCAATGGCTGTTCCTAATATTACTAAAGATGAAGCTAAAGACGTTCAAAGAGACGTTGAAAAGATGAGGGAATCTGAGAAATCATAAGACACTTTCCATTGATGAAGATTTTTCTTGTTTAATCTCAATTTGTGGCTGTTGTGGTCTGCTTAGAGATCCATTGAAGTATGACCACAACACGTTTTTAACACCACCAGATAAATTTGTACCAAATTCTTTAACTAACAGTTGCCATAAATCATTTTGTGACTTATTTTCTTCATTAAAGCAAACTAAGACACGTTTGATACTTGCCACTGTGAACACCCCACTTTATACATCCCCATAACATTAGCAAATTGATGATGTGGATGAAGAGTTGTTTTCTTGAAATAATCCTGAATGTAAGGAAGCAACTTTTCTGCCCCTCCCCCAACTAAAACAACATGGTTCGTTGGCTTCCACTTCTTTGAGCATTCGCTTATAACCTTGCTTGCTAACTTCTCTAAATCAATATCCTCTTCTGTATCAAGGCCAAATGGTAAAGTTGAAGATTCGTTCAATATAAACTTATCATTCCTCAATGTAGCTGTATTGATGGTTGCGGAACCTACATCTATCAAACGTAGAAGTTTTGGATAGGAAGATAACGAATAAGCAGCCACCCCACCTTCACATGCGATTAGAACATCTTCTATATTGAAGGTTTTTGTTATTCCATTTACTGTGATTGTTTTACTCCCCAACAACATCTCCTTAATTATTCGTTTATTCTCATCAGTGTGAACTTTGATTGGTTGACAAGTAATTACTCTTATGTTAGATTCTTCTGTCGCTAAGTGAATGCTTGTTAGGATATTGACTAAATTCTCTAATCGGTCTTTCGTCTCTGTGTGCATAGTACATTGGAATGTAGATTCGTTTAAAGCGAGCGTCCCTCCGAACCAACGTTTAGATTCGAACTCAATCTCCAAGTCATATTCACCAAATTTTGTTTCCTTAAATCCTGAACGATCTTTCCATTCACCTAAGACTGAGGGGTAAGAGAATGTTTTTGATTGGGTAGCAATCTTATTAAATGCTCTCCCGTTGTCTATGGCTATGTTCTCACTCATGTAATCACCTCTTGTTGTATAAGTACTGTTTAACCATTTCAACACCACTTCTAAATTTCAATGTAGTGTTTAACTGGTGATACTTTACTATATGGGCAAATGACTAGAAATTGCCAGTCCAAGAAAAGAAAATATTACTATGCTTGTACCATTTTAAAACTGCTTGTTTACAGATATAAAATAATCAGTTATAATGTGTATAGAAAGTTAAACAAAAGGGGGTGAGGATTCGTGAAGTGGATCTTGACATACCTGAAAATAATACACAACAAAGGAGATATGAAATATGGCTAAATTGAATAATGAGCAAGCAAGAATGAGAGTAGAAGAGGAATACAATGGCTCTTGGAATGAAAGCAGACTGTTGGAATTAATGGATATGCAAAGAGTGGATACGAGTTATGATTATTATGATAAGGCCGAAGAGAAAGTGATTAAGGATATGAGGGGAAACGTTGTTGGAAAGATTTATTATTAGACATAGGAATAAAATAATACATAATTTAAAAAAATAATAAAAATAGTGAGGAGGAAACAATCTGCTAACTGCAAAAATTGGAGAGACAATAATAAATTGTTTCGATGGTAAATATGACAAATACACATTAAAGAAATGGTCAGATAAAAAGAAATTATTTTGCCCTGACTGTGGAAGCAGATATGAATATTGTCATGGTGAAATTAAACTACCTTATTTTAGACATAGTGAAAAGAATAGGAGTTGTGAAGGTTTATATTCTGAGCCAGAGACCGAAGAGCATATTAAAGGTAAAATGTTGTTATATAATTGGCTTGAACAGTTGGAGAAAGATGGAAAAATTAAGAATCTGCAATTAGAATCATACATCCCCTCCACCAAACAAAGACCAGATATTTATTTTGAAGTCGATGAGCAGAAATATGTATTTGAATTTCAATGCTCTCCTATTGCTACTGAGTTTATAGAAAGAAGGAGATTGTATCAATTAGCAAATATAACGGACATATGGATATTGGGACTAGAAAAGTACAATTTAAATATTGAAGAAGATTATATTACTCATAGTATGCATTATAAAACAATAGAACAGCATTCAGATACATATTTAGATGCTAAAACAGGTCGAGTTTATATAGGGAGAGATATTATCAGCAACAGTCTTCCATATAAGATCATGTATTTGAGTCAATTTTATACATATGACCTAACGAATTTTGAGGTAAATTCTGAACATAAGGCTTTAACACTTAACAATGAAGCACTACAACCATTTATTGACGAAGATAAACGTTTATATGATATAAAACAAAACAGAGTAGCATTTGACACATACATAAATAAATCTTCTCAGGAAGTGGTAATAGAATTAAATAATTATTTTAAGGCAGAAGATATCACGTGCAATTTTGTTTATAGAAAAGGAACTGGCAAATATTATATTTGTGCTATTGATTTTACAAATCATGATACAGAATTTACATTTTTTATTAAAGATAATCAAATTGATTGTTGTGTTGAATATGAAAGGTCTATTCCATTTAGAGGAAAGCGTGGAGGTTTGGGATGGAGAAAGTCAACTGGATACAAAAATGTAGATAGCGTTGAATGTGACTTAACAGACAAGGATATCATTAATTCATTTATTAAAGATATAGTTGACAATGTTGTTAATCGACGCAAAAAGAAAATAGTGTTAGAAGAAAAACTGAAACAAGAAAAGAAAGATAAATTCTTTAATTTGTTGAAGGATTTTTTAGATAAAGAGATTTTTCTAATTAATGCAAATAAGAACAGAAAAATAAACAACGCTATAAGGTTTAAATTTTTAAAAGAATTTAAAGCAAACGATTCCTACATGCAAGAAGTATTTATTAATGAATTGAATTTTCTAAGAAGAAAAAATGTAGATAAATATATTTTTATGATACCCAGATATCATTATTATTTTAATTCACTTGGATTTAATAAATATATAAGCATTGAAAATTTTAATCAAGAAATAATTAACTATTTTACTTCTTATGGGTTCACAAACGTAAAATACTTAAAAGAAAGTGAGTGATTGCATGGTGAAATTACAACAATATTACGTTTTTAAAATAACTACATCTAGACTCAATGAGTCTGGGTGTAGCATTGAAAGTTTAACTGTTGCTCAAGCAAGATTAAATGGTGAAATTGTTCAAATTGGAGATAATCAAGTATTTCGTTCAATCAGAAGTATTAGGAATTCTGATGTAGATTTGAGTAAATTAGACGAGTTAGTTAAAGAACGTAATCAGTTTAAAGAATTAGAATCTACAGAAGAAAACGCTACACTCATTACTGAAAAACAAAAAGAGATCGATGATATTTTATTTGTTCCTGATATCATTAATGTAAAAGTTGATGACCGCAAAGTCTATAAGAAAATTTTCAAAAATGGATTCAGCATTAACGGAATACGTTTTCTTAGATTGTGCAGTGGTTCAGGCCAATCTAGACGAAGTACTGCATCTTTTGTGAATGTTGAGATTAAAGATGAATTAGAAAAAAGACTAAACTGTGGATTAAACATTAAGAAAATTAACGTGGCAAAATATAACGCCTACTTCGGGCTTCACATGTCTGCTACATATGAGGTAAGAACACCGAGAGTGTGTTTGATTGCAGACTGTGAAAAGTATAAATTACCCAAAGCGGTGGATTGGGTAGAGGACGTTGAACTGCAAGGAGAAAATGGAAAGAAGATTAATCGAAGAAGAATGACAGTGAGAGAAGATTTTGAATTTGTACCAAACATGTGGGACGGTCAAGGTTTAATATCTCCAAGAATGGCTGAATTATGGCAGGAAGATTTAGATTTAGACTATTTACCGTCACAATTTGGAATTCGTTCAGCTTTTGTAAAAGGACAATTGGTGGTCTACGATTTCCATAAACACGCTGCCAAAATAGCAAAAACAACCAAAATTGTTGATTATTATGGAGATACTTGGGATATTGACCAAATTGACATCCTATTGAGCGTAAGCCAATTTAAAATGTATAAGTTCTATTCATCTTGGTCTCAGTATGTTCAACTTCATGAATATCATGGACATTCATGGGGAGTTACAAAAGTAAATCCAAGAGTAGATAATGAAATGAGTCTACTAAATTACCAATATATACAGACTCTTGCGCTCGACAGGCACAAAATAAAAGATTTAATACAACCAACGATCAACTGGATAGAAAAGATTTGCAGCGGAGATAAATTGTACACGCTCTTGTTCTTACTTGGTTCATGCAAAGAATCGGATTCTATTGCTAAAATATTTGATAAATCTAACAATGATTATGTAAAGGCTATTTTGTATAACGACTCTTTATTAAAAGACCCATATATAAAAAAGAAGTTATATGACAATATTGCCACAAAAATTCAAGATGCGAAAATTGGACGCGTATGGAGTAGAGGAAACTATCAAGCAATGGTAAGTGATCCATATGGCCAAGCGCAATGGGCTTTTAGAAAGGATGACAATGACGAAGTCACTGGATTACTAAAAGAACATGAACATTATTCTCATTTCTGGAATGAAAGAAATGTTACAAAAGTTGATGCTTGTAGAAGTCCAATGGTTGATTTTCACGAACATAATCCTTTAAATTTTATAAACAATGAGGACACAAAAGAATGGTACAAATACATAAAATCGGGCATCATCTACAATGTGTGGGGTGTTGACACCATAAGACACTCGGATTCAGATTGGGATTATGATATTGTTTTTACTACCGACAATGAAGTGATGCTCAATAATATATATCCTAATAAGAATGTGATTACATACGACAAAGTTTCTGCCCCAAGTCAGAGGTTAAACAATACAAATATATTACAAACTGATTTAAGGAGTTTTGATTGTAAAGTTGGAGTTATAACGAATTATTCTACTGCGTTTATATCCATGCTTTCTAATTTTAAAGAAGGTTCACAGGAGTATAATGAATTGATTGAAAGAATAAAACTCCTACGTAGATACATCGGGGACTCAATTGATCAGGCCAAAGGTATCAAGATGAAGCCCTTTCCTTCCGAATGGAAAAATCGAGAATATATTAACGAAGATGATTCAGATGAAGTAAAACAAAATAAATATTATCATAACAACCTTGTTGCTAATAAAAAGCCATACTTTATGATTTATATCTACGATAGAATTAAAAATGAATACAGAGAGTATAAAAAGAAATGTGAAAGAACATGTAAGGAAAAATTTGGGTGTTCTTTAGATCAACTGCTTAAGAAGAAAAATAAGACAAAGCAAGAGTCCTACTATGTATCTGAATATTATAGAAGAATGCCAGTGATTAAAAATCATTCAGTTATGAATACACTTTGTAATATGGTTGAGGAAGTTGATTTTAAATATAAAAGACCTAAGAATGACGAAAATATTGGAGATATGTTCAATGTTCTTTTTGACCAATCTATAAAAATTGACCAGACTAAATTAGATAGATTAATTAAGCTGTATGAGAAATTTAATAAGAAACGTCATTTTAAATTTAAAAACAACATTCTGAAACATATTGATTTTGAAGTTGAGGAAGACAATGAAAGCGACAAAAGAATGAATGAGTTCTATGAGGAGATTAGGAATGAAGCATTTGCTATATGCCCTAATGCAAAAGAATTAGCAAATCACTTAGTATATATCACTTATCAATTAAATCCAACAGAGTCTAAAGAGTTTGCGTGGAGTATCGGCATTGAGGGGATATTGAACATTATTAAAGATAAAAGTGATGGTAAAGTAGAAATACCAATGTTTGACCACAAAGGAAAAGAGTACTTAGGGAAGAAATACAGTTTAAGGAGTGTTGTTATTTGATCATATTTGACGAGAAAAAGTATGCTGAAGAGATGTTGAAAAAAGGATATCTAACCAAACATAAGAACGTATTTGAGTTATATGTATTATCTAAGTATTATTTTGCCGAAGGAAAAACTAAAGATGAAGTTAAGGAATGTGTAGTAAAATTCTGTGAGAAATTTGATGAACATTTCAACAAAGATGAATGGTATAAAATAATCAATAAAACAATTAACACTGCATATAACGGGAAACTGATTACAGGAAGAGAAGTTCAAATCACAGAAAAAGAAATATATTGCATCAAATCATTAGAGAAATTAAATGAACAAAAGGTCGCCTTTGTGTTATTGGTATTGTATAAGTTTTATGGATATAAAAAATTTGAAATTAGCATCGAAGACTTATATAGATTGTGTAAGTTGAATTTGAACTCAAAGACTAAATTAGAATTACTGCAATCACTAACTTCTAAAGAATTAATTGATATAACAATGGGAAGTAAACGGTGGGTTAAGTTCGCTGATAAAAAAGGCAAACCTACAATCATTATAAAAGACTTCGATGAATTTATTTACGAATACTTGTTGTGTGTTGGCGAAGACGGGTATTCAAAATGTGAAACTTGCAATAAGGCGATTAAACAAACAAACAATAAAAAAAGATTTTGCAAAGAGTGTGCCAGAGTAGAAAACATACGGAAAACGATTGAAAATAGAAATAAAAATAATGTTTGAAATAGATAATCGTTAAAAGCCTTGGTAATTCTATGTTTATGAATGATTGAGTCTATTTTTGATTATGGAAGAAAGATAAAATAAGGCTTGAACAAGGTTCTTGCTTTATAAAAATAAAATATCAATTTATATTTAAAGGAGAAATTATAAAATGACAAAAACGGATCTTGTAAATCAACTTGCTGAGAAAGTTGGAATCACTAAGAAACAGTCTGGTGAGATTATTGACGCTTTAATTTCTGTAGATCCTGAAAATCTTGGTATCATCCCTACTGCGCTAAAAAGTAAAGAGAAAATCACTCTAATTGGATTCGGGAATTTCGAGGTAAAAGAACGTGCTGCTCGTAAGGGAAGGAATCCTCAGACAGGTGAAGAAATCGATATTTTGGCTAGTTTAAAACCAGCATTCACAGCAGGTAAAGGGCTTAAAGAAGCAGTTAAATAATTGATATATCGAAATAGAGGCTTGCTAAACAGTGAGCCTCTTTATTTTTATCTGTCGTCATGAAAAACTGGAGAGTTCGACCCGACAGAATACAGCAAATAGGAGGATAACCATTTTAATTGTCCCCCTCTATTCTACCCCATCGAAATGAGGTATTCCCCATGTCACAGTATTATTTGGTGGACACAAATGTTTTGATCGACAATTTAGATATTCTTCATAACTACAATATTGTTATTACCTCTCATGTAATTCGAGAACTCGAAAAGCATAAATCAGGTAGAGATGGTGCTTTGGCATTTCTCGCTCGTAGAGCAACTGATTATCTTGAAACACATGAAGATAAAATTAAATATGATTTAAAAGATTATAAGTGTACTTTGAGTAGTGATTTTGATGACTCATACGTAGACAACAAACTACTACAGGCCATTTATGACAATGGCTATGGTGTAATTACATATGATAAACTTCTTAAACAAAAATGTAAATGGTTACAAAAAGAAATGAATGTTGATATTGATATTGTCAACTTAGATACTCGAACTGTAGATAACGGTTATCTAGGAATTAAAGATATATACCTAGACAAAAACAATACAGAGCATCAACAAATCCTAGCAGACTTATATGAGGTTCCAGAGTATAATTCTCAAAAGTTAGCCACCAATGAGTATTTGGTGATATGGGATTTGACAAAACCTACATACAACGAAGATGGAAAACATACAGGTTATGAACCATTGGAAAAACCTTTTAAATGGGATGGAAATAAACTTACAAGGTTAAAATATAAAAATTTATCTAGCGGATTCTTAAGTGAAACTGTAAAGCCAATTAATGTCAAACAAGAAGCAATGTTTGATATGCTACAAAATAAAGACATTACAGTGAAGAGTGCTTTTGGAAAATTTGGTGTCGGTAAAGACTTTTGTATGATTTCTCATGCAATGGCATTATTGGATAAATCACCTTCTCATGGTGGTTTCGAGAAAATTGTTTGGGTTAGAAATAACATCGAACTAAAGGATACTGAGCCAATTGGATTTTTGCCCGGAGATAAGATTGAGAAGTTAATAGAATTTGCAATGCCTTTAGCTGACCATGTTGGAGGTCTTGAGGGTCTTAGATTCTTACTTATGCAAGGAAAGATTGAAATTCAACACTTAGGTACTCTACGTGGAAGAGACATAAAGAACTCCTTGATTTATGTAACAGAGGTGCAAAATAATACAACAGAACATGTACAATTATTACTTGGTCGTGTTGGCAAAGGTTCTCAACTTTGGTTGAATGGCGATTTGAAACAGTCTGATAGGAATAAATTTGCTAGAAATAGTGGACTTCAGGCATTGAAGATTCTTCGAGACCAAAAGTTATATGGACAAGTAACACTTGATAAGATTGAACGCAGCGACACAGCTTCATTGGCTGAGTTGTTAGAGTAAAATATATATTAGAGGTGCTTAACTTAATGATTTTAGGAACTCACACAAACTTTAAACTTGTAACACTAATCTCCAAAGTAGATTTTGGTAAATCAAACTATGATGCAAACAATTCACTTCATGTACTAGTCGCAAAATCCATAGCAAGATTTTCGCAAGAATAAAATAAATGGTCGCAGGATGGAGTAATCCATCCTTTTTCTATTTAGAGGAGAGACGAGCAGAGATGGATACATATAGCGTAGATTCCCAAGGTGTAGTTATTAGTGAATGGGAAAAAGAACAGAATCAGAAGATGGGTTGATTGATTTGGAAGATAGAAAAGTAGAAGCGCACGAACAAGTACATACCATAGTAGAAATTTTAGAGTACCCTACTCATCCTCACAGGTCTGAGAGTGCTGAATATAGAAAGAACCATGATTTGCTGATTGATGATTTAAAACTCCCCTGTTTCGTGTGTAATAGACTCGGAATGGAAAAGTTACCTTCTGAACATTTGGAAACACACCATTTTGTAGTGGAGTGGGCAGAATGGGAGAATGCAGACTCAATAGAAGTACAAAAACTGTTTGATGATGGAGTCATTGACTTCTACGGATATAGTAAAAAATTAAAAGGAAAACCTGTAAAATCTCCCGATGATATTCGCAACTTGTTAGTGCTCTGCCCTCTCCATCACAGAGGAAAAGGAACTGGAATACATGAAACGTCTGCTCCAATGTGGTTCAGTCAGATAGTTGCTAAAAATGGTGTGGAAATGTTAAAAGGCTCGATAGATAATCACAAGTAAAATTACCATAAATTTAATGTTCTGATATGACAATAGTATATCAAAAATTGTATGGACAATACAAGGAGGAATCGGATAATGGGTAAATTAAATAATTCATTTTCCGTAGCAGGTAGATTGGATCAAGACTCGATGACTTTAGTTGAAGAGACAAAGGATGAAATAAAAACTTACGACCTACGTAAAGTATTAAACCGATATACGGGTGGGAAAGTCAAATTTACCATTGCATTTGAGGAAGATGACTCTGAATTTTTGGCAGACGAAGAATAAGAGGTGATTAGATGATAAGTCAATTGCCCAATGAAAAATTATAAAGAGGTATGGCATGTCGTGATGATATCCCCTCTACCTCCTTTCGAGGCTGATACTGTCGTGATGATAGAATCAGTCTTTTTATATTGAGAGGAGGAAATTTAGTGTCAAAAAGAAAAACAAGACAAGATATTGAACAATTTATATTTGATAATAGAATTAATGTATCATTGTTGGACATGTTTTATAAAACAGCAAGTAACGGTAGGAATAGGTTATTTATAGTTTTAAAATGCGCAAATGGTCATATAATGGAACAACTTTGGGATAATTTTAAACAAGGTCACAGATGTAAAGAATGTAGCAATGATTACAATTCAGAATGTAGGACGAAATATACTAAGGAATTTGTTGAAGATTATCTATTTAATAACGGATACTTAATCAAATCAGAATACAAGGATTCTGGAACCCCTTTTGTATATGAATGCCTAACATGTGGTAATCAAGCAAAGACAAACTTTGGTCAATTTTTAATAGGTAGAAGATGTGGGGTATGTAAAAATAAATCCTTAAAAACGACTGAAAAATTTATCAAGGAAGTTTTTGAATTAACAAATGGAGAATATCAGGTTTTAGGCGAATACATAGAAGCAAATATAAAGATGAATATGAAACATACTACATGTGGTTACGAGTATCCTGTTACTCCTCATAATTTTTTACGCGACAAAAGGTGCCCCAATTGTATCAAATCTAGAGGAGAGGTAATGATTGAGGAATTTTTAATTGAAAATAAAATAAATTATATATCACAGTATAGGATTCATGATTGCAGAAGAGTAAACCCACTACCTTTTGATTTTGCAATATTCGATGATAAAAATAAATTGTCGCTATTAATAGAGTATGATGGAAGACAGCATTTTGAATCGGTAGATTATTTTGGTGGAGAAAAAAGTTTAAATTATACAAAAGAAAATGATGAAATTAAAAATACATATTGCAAAGAAAATAATATTCAACTTTTAAGAATACCTTACTTTGAATTTAATAATATAAACAATATCTTAGGGAGTGAATTATGCAATTTCAATTAAACAAACTTCCAAACGAAAACACTAAACAATATAAAATTCGCTTATGTAGCAATAAGGATACTTACTCTATATCTTGGCAAGATATAACTGATCTTATTAACAAAGTTACAGGTGATAAATGGGGAGAATCAAAATATCGCAAATGGTGGTATGCGTATTCTGAGGGATATGAAGAAGCTATTAAAGAAAATATAGCCGACCACTCTATTCTTGATGAGATAGAAGAAGCAAAACTGCAATTGCAAAAAGAACGCTATAAACTACAATCGCTTAAGCCTGAAATCAATAAATGGATTCGTGAACAATCTCGTTCAGAGCAAATTTTTGAATCTTTAAGTTCTGCAATTGAAAAATTAGATAAACCAACCCCACCATCACGGAGACAAACTAAAGAAAACCTCCATGTCTCCCCTCTTGTTCTTCTTGCTGACCAACATTTCGGAAAAGATGAAATCGTTAGAGGTCTGTTGGGAGAAGTGATAAATGAATACAACCCCAAAGTATTCAAAAGTAGAATGTGGAAAGCATTGGATTGGATTGTATCTAAACTTGAAAAAGATAACTTGAATCACTTACATCTAAGTAATCTTGGAGATGCGATAGATGGCATTCTTAGAGCGAGTCAATTGCAAAAGTTAAAGATGGGTGCAGTTGACCAAACAATGGAATATGCAAACTTCATGGTTTATTGGTTAAACGAACTTTCTAAGTATACGACAATCGACTACTATTCTATTTTAGGCAATCACTCAGAAACGAGAACCTTAAATTCATCTCGCGGTGAGTTTGACGATGAAAATTTTGAACGTGTAATCAATTGGTTTTTAATGTCTATGCTTAAAGATAATAAAAATATTAACATACATAATTGTGGAAATTTCCATTATCGAGAGATTTCAGGTGTTAAGACATTAATGGTACATGGGCAATATGAAAAGAACATGGAGCAATCATTAAAAGATTACATGATTTCATACGGACATAAAATTGATCTTGTGGTATCTGGACATCTGCATCACAATCATTCCAAAACTATTGGCATGAATGAAAATATGAATATTGATTTCATACAAGCACCATCATTCTGTGGAGTAGACGATTATGCTATGAAATTGAAAAAGGCTGCTAAACCAGCAGTTAAAATGTTGCTTTTGGAAAATGGTGAAGGAATCACTACTACATATGATTTAAAACTAAAATAAGTAAGTAGGTGCAATGCCTATGAGTCAAGAACATGATGATCTTTATTATGAAGATGATAGAGATTTAACATTTGTAACAATAAAGCGTAGGTCTCTCAGTTATTCACAACTTATCGACAACTATGTTGAGATGATATATGACTTAAGGAAGAAACAGAATTTTAAAGATGAATTAACTGGAGCAATAGAAATGCTCGTGGACGAGATAGGAAATATGGTAGAAGAGGATTTGTTGCTTGCAATGATTCTACGTTCTGTTGAAATGCTTAACAAAAATCATGTAACCTATGATGAATAAAAGGAGTCTCCCCTTGTCAGATAAAATTGTAAACTTCCCTAATAACAATGACCGTGAGTTTGAACATATATGTGACACATGCACAAGCATGAAGATTCACGAACTTACTCACCAATACACGGATGTTGACCATTATGAAATTATAGAGGCAGCGTTCTACAAGGCTATGGAAGCATTTGATGTATCACAAGATGCAATGCTAGGTGTATTGTCGCAATTATATTATGATGGTTATTTTCAGGGTGCGAAAGATGCTAAAGTTGAAATGTTGCATAGTGTATCGAAATCATTGGCTAGTATATTGAGTATTAGTGATAGAGATGAAGAACAATAGAAAAGAGTATTATTCAGTGTCTACCTGAATGGTGGACACTGTGTTAGGATTCTTTTTATAGATATAAAATTATTAGTAATCTTTAAAAAAAATATATACATATTATGAATTATGTGGTAAATTTTACTTAGGGGAAAACCAAGGAAGTCGCGAGCCTTGATTGAGGGTATTCCTGAACCCTCTCCTCTACTTTTTACATATCAGGAAACAATCTGACAGGGGGATTGATGAGGTGTGGAAAATAAAAGAAAGCGCTGGACTTATGAAGAAATATTTAATTATTTTTTAGAACAAGGATGTTTTTTGTTAAGCACTTCTTTTACAAAACAGAAAGATATACTTGATTATATTTGTGTTTGTGGGAATAAATCTACAACAAACTTTGATAATTTTAAACGAGGTAAAAGGTGTGAAGAATGCAAGAAAGTAAAGTGTGGGAACATTAGAAGATTAACTTATGATGAAGTTAAGCGTAGATTTGAAGAGGTTGGATGCGCTCTTCTATCCACAACTTACAAAAACAGCACAGAATTGTTGGACTTCATATGTGTTTGCGGAGAGAAAAATAAAATTAGTTTAATGGCACTGTCTTCTGGCCGATTGTGTTATAACTGCGGTCTAAAAAAGATTAGTGAAAACTTAAAGTTAACATATGATTATGTTAAAAATATATTTGAATCTAGTGGCTGTATATTACTTTCTAAGACATACAATAGCGCCAAAGAAAAGTTAAATTATATATGTGATTGTGGAAATGAAGGGAATACTTCATTTGATAAGTTTCAAGCAGGTCAAAGATGTAACGTATGTAAACTTCGAATGATTTCTGAAAAGAATAGAGTACCATTTGAAGAAGTTGTTGAACTATTTAAAGATGAAAACTGCGAGTTATTAATTACTGAAGAAGAATATATAAATAGTTCCACGGCAATGAGATATAGGTGCGAGTGTGGAAAAGAAGATTACACTATTCTATACAATTTACTTAATGGAGCTAGATGTCAAAGATGTGCTGATGCTAAAAGAAGGCAAACAATGTATAATAACCAAACTGCACCTGTTTCAATGCAACAGCGACATATAGCTAATTTACTAAGTGGAAAGATAAATTATCCAGTATTTACATCTTCATTGGATGTGGCATTCCTAGAAGATAAATTTTATATTGAATACAATGGATCGGGACATTGGTTAGCAATACATTTTGGTCAAAAGACAAAAGAAGAATTTGAAGTATATGAAAGAGAAAGACGCTATGCTTTGAGACGAAGAGGGTGGAAGGAAATTGCAATAACATCAAGAAAAGATTGTTTACCATCTGACAATAAAATAATTGAAATGATTAGTTATGCGAAAAAATATTTTCAGTCTGGTCATTCATGGATAGAATTTGATATTGATTCAGGAGATGTAAAGTGTAGCCAATATCAAATTGGTTATGATTACGGAGATTTAAAAAGCTATTATCAATTTAGAAAAGAATTATTAGATAACCAGCAAGAGGTGTGCTTATAACACCTCTTTTTGTTTTGTTTTGCAAAAAAGGTGGTGAGACAATGGCACGAAAAAAAGTTCAAAAACCCCAATCTGAAAAATTGGAATGTTTAAAGTGTAAAAGACAATTAGCTGATTCTAATTATTATATGAATGAGAATGAGTTGTTTTCAACTCAAAAATCTGTAATTTGTAAAAAATGTTTAAATGATTACATTGGTGAAAAAGACAGTGTTGGATATTTAGATCGTGTAAAAATGGTCTTGGCTATTTTAAATAAACCTCTAATCATGGATTTGTGGATAAGCAGAGGAAGTGATTGGACTAAATACATACCTCAATTGAGTTCTTTTCCTCAGTATAGAGGAAAAACATTTGCTGATAGTGATTTCAATGCATCAAATCAACAAATTGTTTATAAAACAGTAGACAAAGATAATATTGAACTAGATATAAAAAATAATAATCCATTATTCACCACAGAAGAGTTGTATGAGTTACAAGAATTTTGGGGAAGAGGTCTGAACCAAGATGAGTATTATTTTTTAACCAATGAATATCAAAGATTGTTGAACTCTTACGAATGTGACTCTTATGCTATGGAATTATTATTTCAAGAAGCAGCACAACAGCGTTTGACTATTAAAAAGAGACGTGAAAAAGGCGATTCGGTTGATAAAGAATTAAAAACCCTACAAGATTTGCTTGGAAGTGCTAATATTAAACCTGCCCAAGAAACAGGTGCAAATGCTGTTGAACAGGCTACATTTGGCACTCTTATTAAAAAGTATGAGAATGAAAAGCCTATTCCAGAACCGGATGAAGCATGGAAAGACGTAGATGGAGTACGTAAGTATGTCAATGTTTGGTTCCTTGGTCATTTGAGTAAGATGCTAGGAATTAAAAATGAACATTCAAAAGAGTACGATGAAGAAATTAATAAATATAAAGTGGAAGCACCTGAGTTTGAGGAAGATTCGGATAAGGGTGTGGTATAGAATGGCTGGAATTCAAAACTTCCAAGTTCAAAGAAACAAAGAACACAAAGGTATCAATATATTTAATAAAGGTCGTAATTTTAACAAAAACAACGACAAATTAACAAAGTCAGATAAATTAATGAATGGTATTGGTATTTGGGCAAGTTTCTATAGAGCAAATCCACATAGATTTGTAAGAGAATATTTAGGTATACATCTAAAATTATTTCAAGTTATTTTGATGTATATGATGAATTACAATCACTATTTTATGTATCTTGCTTCTAGAGGTCAAGGAAAAACTTGGATTACTGCGATCTACTGTTGCGTTCGGGCAATACTTTGGCCTGAAACGAAAATTGTCATAGCCAGTGGTACTAAAGGTCAAGCAAGAGAAGTAATTGAAAAGATAGATGATCTTAGGAAAAATTCGCCTAACTTACATAGAGAGATTAGTGATTTAAGTACTTCATCAAATGACCCAAAGGTAGAATTTCACAATGGTAGTTGGATAAAAGTAGTCGCTTCGAATCAGAATGCGCGAAGTAAAAGAGCAAACTGTATTATCGCTGACGAGTTTCGAATGATTGATTTAAGTATTATAAACACTGTTTTGCGTAAATTCCTTTCTGCTCCGAGACAGCCAAAATATTTAAATAAACCCGAATATGCACACTTGAAAGAAAGAAACAAGGAAATATATTTAAGTTCCGCGTGGTACCAACACCATTGGTCATGGGAAAAGTTAAAGAGTTTCTTTAATTCAATGTCAGAAGGTAAACAATATTTTGTTTGTGGTTTGCCGTACCAATTGGCAATTAAAGAGAATTTACTTGATGAAGAACAAGTAAAAGATGAAATGTCAGAAGATGATTTCGATGAGGTCGCATGGTATATGGAGATGGAATGTCTATTCTTTGGTGAATCAGAAAAAGCATTCTTTAAATTTGAGGAACTTGAGAAAAATAGAAAGTTGCCAAGGCCTTTATACCCTAAAGATTATTATTCAATAGTCAAAGATAAAAATTTCACATATGAAACAAAGAGAATGGGCGAAATTAGACTCATAAGTTGTGATATTGCAGGTATGGCAGGAAAAGAGAACGATGCCAGTGTGTACACTATTTTTAGATTAATTCCAACTTCTAAGGGTTTTGACCGCCATATTGTTTACATGGAGAGCATGGTGGGCGGTCATACTGTTACGCAGGCCACAAGAATTAGACAGTTATATGAAGACTTTGATTGTGATTATCTTGTTCTAGATACACAGAGTATTGGTCTTGGAATTTATGACCAATTAGTTCAACCACTTTATGACAAAGACAGAAATAAAGAATACGAACCTTGGAATTGTATAAATGACGAAAAAATGAGCGATAGATGCGCATATCCTCAAGCCAAAAAAGTTATTTATAGCATCAAGGGTAATGCTCAATTCAATAGTGAATGCGCTATAACTCTTCGAGATGGATTAAAAAGAGGTAAAGTAAAATTACTTACAAGTGAACTTGAAGGAAAAGAGTTTTTAAAGAAACTTAGTAAATTTAAAGATTTGCCTTTGGACATACAAACAACTTTTGAAGCACCATTTATTCAAACCACTCTTCTTATTAACGAAATGATTAACCTTGAAGGAGAAAGAACAGATAGTGGTTTAATTAAACTCAAGGAGCCAAGATCCAAGCGCAAAGACCGTTATAGTTCTGTAACATACGGAAACTTTATCGCATCTGAATTGGAAAGGTCATTGTTTAAAGAAGATAATCACGATGATTACAATTTCTTCTTCTACAACTAACCATTGAAAGGGGTGATTACAATAGAAAATAAATCTTTAATAGACCAATCTTTTTATGAATTGGCTTCGTTTGCTGAATGGATTCAGTCTTTTTCAAGTGGTGCAGGATTAGTTGATGTAAGCATCAAAGACCTCCTGACATGGCTAAAGAATCCTCCACGCTACAGGAAACAATTAATTAAATTAAGTAAATATTACTACAACAAAGAAGGAATCGTAACTGACGTTTACGATCTTTTTAACGTTCTCCCAATTCTTAGTTATTCTATTCTTTGGGAAAATATGCAGCAAAAAAGTTTTAATTCAAAAAAGAAAACTATAGATACTTTCCTCAATTCCATTAAAGTTGACAGGCTCACACGCGACACCATATTTACTGTAATTCAAGAAGGAACATGCGTTTGGTATAATCGTAAAAATAAATATATCCAATTTTTGGATAATGAGCAGATAAGAATTGAATACATGGTTGATGGAAAGTGGCAGGTTTTGTTTGATTTAAGTTACTTTGATTCATTTAAATTAAAGGATGGATTAGAGCAACAAATTAATGCTGCTCCTGATGAAGTAACTATAGGTATCTACAATGCCTACAAAAAGGACTCATCTAAAAGATATGTTCCATTGGATATCAAAAAAACACAAGTGTTTAAATTAAGAGGTTCAAGGAATGAACCATTTGGCATTCCTTATTGCATTCCTGCCTTAAGTTCGATCATACATAAAGATTTACTTGAGAAAACTGAGAAGGCATTAGCTGATCGTATAACTAATCAAATTATCGTGCAAAAGATTGGTAATTTGATAGGACAAGATGGGAAAACAAGCTTGCCTGTTCCAAAAGAACTTGTGCAACAATATCACAATAATCTTAAAAGCCTATTACAGAAGAAATATGATAGTGCTTCTACGGACAATGCTTCCACTGCGCCTTTAACCGTTCCTTCTTTTGTAGAAATACAGGAGTTGGAAATAAATATGACTACTTTTCCAAAAGAAATATGGGAACGAATTGATAGTGATATTTACAAAAAGTTGGGTTATAGTCAGAGCCTTAACTCAGGTGGTGGTAATGGACAAAGTTTTGGTTCCAGCACCATAAACGTAGAGAAAATTTATTCTATTATTTTCTATTTAGTTAAAGATGTAGAAGAGGCTCTAAATGAATATATGAGTTTCCTTGTGCCAAGTGGCAACTTTAATCCTAAAATTAAATTTAGTCGTGCAACTATTCTCGACAAAGAGACAGGTTTTAAACAAGCCGAATCTTTATATCTTAAAGGTCGTGGAAGTCTCAAACATTATGTTGAGTCTGCCGGATATGACTTCGATCACTGGCTTGCCCAAGTTAAATATGAGAATGAAGTTCTTAAATTGGATGAAATTCTTCCTATTCATATTACCTCATACACGCAATCAGGGGATAATTCAGGTGGAAGACCGTCTAATTCAAATCCAACCAATGATAATACGGCAAAGAGTCAGGGCAATGGGTCCAATGATAATCCATCCCCTTCAGATTAAAGGTGGTGATACTATGTCTCAAAAACAATGGCAGCATTTCTCTACATCTGAACTTAACAGTCAATCCACAAAAGAATTATCATGGTTAGAATTTGGCACAAGTAAAAAATGTGAATGTGATTCATGTTCGAAAGGAGGTGAATGTGAAAGTGACAGAAAAACTCACACTTAACTCCACCATCATCGAAATTTCAAATAAAGATTCTAATACAAGAGAAATCACTATGTTGGTTCATAAATTAGACCATGTAAATGGAAATGGATTAGACTTTAGAGAAGAACACACAAAGCAATTTATGAATACTCTTATTGATAAGCCTGTTGTTTGCTCCTATTATCCACTTCAAGATGATTTAGGTGATCACGAACCTGTATTTGACGAAAATGGTCATATAGTAGAACTTAGGACTCTCGCTATTGGAACTATTACTGATGTTTGGATAGATGATTATAAAATAAATGATGAAACAGTTAAAAAGGCGTTGTATGCGAAAGCAGTTGTTTGGAGTTATAAATACCCTCAAATTATGAGTTGTATAGAACGTCTATTTAATGATAATCAAAGCACAAGTTCTGTTGAGGTTGAAATATATCAGTTTGGAGATAATCCAACAAAGCAATATAGATACCCTACTAATTATAGTTACCTTGCAAATTGTCTATTAGGTAGTTCTGTTACACCTGCTGATTCTGATGCTGGAGTAACAAATATCTTCCAAAGAGAGGTAGCGAGTGCTGTGCAACAAGATTTGAAATCAAATAAGAAAGGAGATGAGCCTATGTCAAAACCTGAAAAGGCTTTATTTAATAAAGGATATGAAGTCAAATATCATGGTAAGGTTGAAACTAATGAATTATCATATGGGGATATTAGAGATCAATTGTATAATCTCGTCAATCCCATTGATCCTCAGACAGATGAAAGAACATACACTTACTGGATTAGAGAATTGTATCAGACATATGTTATTCTAGAAGACTGGGATAATTCGGCAGTGATGTTTAAGGCTAATTATTCGATTACAAACAACGTTGTTTCACTTGACGCAAAGGATTCTTGGCAACAAGTAGAAATTACATATCAACCAGTGGGGACAAATATTAATCAGTTGCTTGTTGATAAAGAGCAGCAAGTAACTGAATTAAATAACAAATTGAAGGAGGAACAAGGAATGACTGAAGAACAAATTAAAGAACTTCAATCTCAACTTGATGCTGCAAATGTAAAAGTTGATGAACTTAACTCTAAGGTTGCTGAATTAAACGGAACTATCGTATCCCAAGAAGAGTCTAAGAAATCTCTTGAGGGACAAGTTTCTGAATTAAACTCCCAAATCGAAGACCTATCTAAATACAAAGAACAGGTTGAGGTTGCTGAAAAAGAAGCAAAGAAGACTGCTCTAGTTGAGAAGTTTTCAAAATTACTCCCAGAAGACACTATGAAGTCTGAAAGAGTAGTTAACGCTCTTGAAGAATGCAATGAAATCGAACTCAACAGTATTGTAGTTGAAGAAATTGCTAAAGAAAAAGTTATTGAGACAAACTCTAAAACTGAACAAGTAGTAGTAACAGCTTCTAAACAAGAAGATTTAATCCCTCAAACCTTGCTTCAAAAATACGGTTTACAGGGTTAATTAAATATAAAATAAATTTTTTTAAATTATAAGGAGGAATTATACGATGGGTGCATACGGCATTTGTAGATTGGATTTAGTAAAAGGACATGCTTTAGGTTATGGTTTTGATACAGCGATTGAAAATGGTGTTTTGGCAGAGGTAAACTACGCAACAAATAAAATTGCTGCTACCACTGATGCAACTAAAAAACAGCGTTTAGTAGCTTCAGTTGCAAATCTTTATGACTCTCTAGATGAGTCTGATTTCCGCAATGAAGTAGGTGGTATGGAAGCAAGAGTATACACATTGGAAGTTGATGACATTTTCACAACTACTCAAATTGACTTTAGTGGAGATCGTGCTAATTTTGCTGCTGTTGTAGTTGGAGATTATGCTTATGCTAAAGTTGGAGGTAAATTCACAGTTGCTTCCACTTTCCCTGGTACTACACCACCTGCACAGAAATTCCGTGTAATCGAAAAGACTGCATTGAATGGTAAAGATGCAATTGTATTACAAGTTGAAGTAGCATAATTAAAATTATCAATTATATAATAGGAGGAATACATAGATGGATAAGAATAAAGTTTTAGAACTTTGCATGGACGTAAGATACGGACGTTCTTCTGTAGAAGGACAAACTGCGGAACAACGTAAGGCTGAATTAGTCGAGTTGTTTAGCATTTTAATCAAGGATTATGATCGTAACAAAACTGAAATTAACGCAATCATCAAAGAAAACGTAAATGAAGTTCTTAAAGTTAAAGTTGATGGAGCATTGGATATTATTGCTGATGTAACTTATGTTGGACATGGAGAAAAGAAAGAATACAACGTTCGCAACGGAAAATTAAAAGTTGAATACGTTGCTCTTGGTTCTGAAATCCGTAGACAAAAAATCTACAAGGGTAAAATTACTGCTCAACCTAAAGCATTAGGCGCAAGCGTTTATGCTGAGTGGGATGATATTCTTGCAGGTCGCGCTGAATCCTTCACTGATATGATCAATGAAATTGCAGATGCAATCAATGAAGAAGTATTAAAGACTATCCAAAATACATTCGTTACAGCAATGGGTTCTGCACCTGCTGCCAATAAGTATTCCGGTGCGTTTTCTCTTGCTCAAGTTCGTAACGTAGCAAACACTGTTTCTGCATATGGTCGCCCTGTAATTGTTGGTACTGCTATTGCACTATCTAACATTACTAGTGATTCTAACTTTAAATCTGCTATGTCTGATACCATGAAAGACGCTTTCAATCGCGATGGATTTATTGGTGTATGGGAAGGTCGCGCACTAGTTCAACTTCCTAATACATTCACTGATGAAACGAACACTACTTGGACTTTAAGCAACAACTACATCTACGTTATGCCAGTTGGGGCTGACAAGCCTGTAAAAGTAACGTTCGAAGGCGGAGCCGAAATGCTTGAACAACAATCTTTTGATGATGGTTCTGTAACTAAGAAGACACTTCAAAAGGTTGGAGTAAACGTACTTCAAGTTCCTAACCTTGGTCTAATTACTATTTCTTAATTAAATTTTGACAGAGGGGATTAATCCCCCTGTCCCCTCTGTATATTTATTGCTATTAAAATAATTATTTATTATAAGGAGGATTTATTCTAATGGGAAGAAAAATTAAAGTTGTTAATAATATTCATGGTGGACTTGGTTTCTATCTTAACCCTACTCCTGAGTCTTTTAGACTTTTACCAAGACAAGGTGCGTTCCTAGATATTGAAGAAGATGAAGTAAATTATATTCATATCAATCAAGAAATTATTCAAAAAGGAATGCTTTGGATTGAAGACAAAGAAAAGAGAGTAGAACTTGGATTAGAACAACCAGATGGGACTAAAACGAATCAAAATGTTCTTCGTCATGATGAAATTGTGGAATTAGTTCAAGGTAACTACAAGAAACTTGAAAAAGCTTTAGGTGAAATTGATGAACAAACCATTGTTTTACAGTTTGTTGAGGTTGCAAGAGAACTAAAGGTTGATAGTAAGGCAAAGATTGATCTAATCGAAGCAAAATCAAAAATGAAAATTTATGAAGATGTCGAATAATTTATTGTATAAAGAGAGGTGTTGAAATGACCTCGTATGATGAGATAAGGGATTTTTTCTTAAATAAAATCACTTCATTTGAATTGGCAAAACTATTTGATGATGAGGTAAATGAAATTACAGATAAATATCTCAAAGTCGCAATTTCAAGATTTTATAATTGTGTTCAAGATTTAAATAATCGCGATGATTTAAATAGGACATTTAACATTACGTTAAGCCTTCAAGAACAAAACATATTGGCTAGTTTTATGGGGCTAGAGTGGCTGATGCCCAAGTTAATGAGTGAGAAACATCTATACAATACTTTAGGGAGTAAAGATTACACCACATATAGTCCGGCTAATCTTTTGAAAGAAATAACTAATCTAAAAGAAGTATTGGAAAGTGACGTAAATGATTTATTGACACTTTACCATTATACAAACTGAGGTGGTGTCATATGAGTTATCTTGACACTTATAGAAAATTGTTGGATGCAAGAGGTGGAAGCATATTAGGTTCTCAAAAGGAATCACTGAAACAAAGCATACTTTCAGGATTTTATGATTCCCCTTCCTATTACCAAGTAACCATCAACTCTTCTCCCACACCCTCAGATGTGTGGATAGTTGATGACTCAGAATCTAAATCTCTTAAACGATTGACCACTAAACCAGATGATGCACTTTCTACATCCTTATCTGTTGGAGATTTGGTTAAATGGGGAAATGATTATTGGTTGACTTTGATTGTAGATGATATGGGTGGCATATATAGACGAGGGAGTATTGAGTTGTGTGTCTCTTCCATCAAATGGCAAGATTCCACAGGTTCCATCAAAGAAGCCCCATTCTACATTACAACAACATATAACAATAGCCTTGGGATCAACCAAGATAACTATCTCATTTTAGGTAGTGAACGGAGATATATTGCCATACAGAATAACGCAGACACATCTAAAATTAAAAAGGGTCAGCGTTTTATATTTGATGGTAATCGTTGTTGGAAAGTCAATTCCATTAGCAATTTGAACACAGGTCTGATTAACCTAACATTAGAAGAGGATCAAGTAAACGAGGCCACTGACAATGTAGATTTAAGAGTGTGTGATTATATTACACATAACTATGCAATCTCCATAACTAATGGTTCATCTGTATCCATGAACGCAAATTCCACATTACAACTTAGTATAACTGTTACAGACAATGGGAACATAGTGAGTAGTCCAAGTTTAACTTATACAAGTAGTGATACTGCAATATCTACCGTAGATAGCAATGGACTTGTTACTACTGTGACGAGTGGTAGTGCTACAATTACTGTTGAGATGACAAGCGATACATCCATTTACGCTACAATAGGTGTAAATGTGGTTGCTGTAGTGACGGATAATTACAGTGTGAGTATAAGTGGGTCTAGTGTAATTAAACAGAATCAAACTAGTACGTATACTAGTTCTGTTACCAATAACGGTGTGGTTGTAAATGACCAATTGGTCACATTTGATATATTTGCTGACGATAAAGTGTCCACTACTACATTAGCAAAAATATCAAGTCAAGATGGTAAGAGTTGTACAGTTGTAAATAATAATGCTACGAATGGATATGTTCAGGTAAGAACTATGTTGCAGAGTGACAACAGTATCATTGGTTGGTTTAGAGTACAGATGAAGAGTCTGATTTAGGAGGTGTAAAATGAGTCGATTAATGGATTTATCTAATGACAAAGTAACAATAATGATGCGATTGCTAGGTTCTCAAAATATTTGTAAGGCATTAAATTATAGTCAATCTAATTTTTTAGATCAACCCGATATTGAAGATACAAGTGTGTTAATCTACAACAAAATTTATCCTTATAAATTTGTTCCGGTGGCAGATGATAATGCAAACAATTATATCACTTTGTCATTTAGAAACTATGACTTAGTTAACACCTCATTTAAATCAGGATATATCTATATTAATGTATTGGTACATATTAACTTGATGCAAACAGATTACGGTTGGTTGAGGTCAGATTATATTTTGTCTGAAATTGATAAGTTGATGAACCAACAAAGAGGGATTGGAATTGGAAAACCTCAATTTTACAAAATGGATGAAATGTACGTGAATGATAAGTATTTTGGGATTTATATTGCTTATAAAATGAATGAATTGAATTAGGTGATAGTCATGGGAAACAATGATATGGATTTGAAGTTGCTCCGTGGTCTACCAATTGAAGTTTATCGATTTGGTAAAATTCACCCACTAAAGTTGGATGAAATATCTAAAATTGGTGAACTAAAATATAATCAATATCTTTCTTCAATCATATTCAATCAAGAAACTTTAAAAATTGAAGGTAAAAAATTAAGCAAATTTGAAACGCTAATGGTTTGCAGTTTAAGCGATGAGACATTTCGAAATGTGATTATCCATGCATTACATATATTGTTTAAAGAAGAAATCCACTTACATCAAGGCGGATTTTTTTATTTAGGAGATATAAATCATCAACGGATTATAACTCCAGAGATTTATGAAGAGATTGTTCGATTAGTTAAACAACAGAACTTTATTAAAGACAATAAAGAAGAGGAAGAACAATTTAATCCTCATGACGAAAAGGCAGCAAAATTAATTGAGAAACTAAAACATTTCAGGCAAAAAGTAAAAGAAAAAAACGCTGAAGAAGGTTTGAACTTATCAGACATTATTAGCATTGTCGCCACCTATAGTGGAAATTTGAACATGTTCAACGTTTGGGATTTAACAGTGTATCAATTATATACGATTTATATTCGCTTGATGATGAAGGAGAATTATGAAACTCAGATATATTTATTACCACATTCATCTGACCCTAATTCATCTGAACTAAAAAATCATCTAGCGTCTAAAATAAACACTTAAATTATATAAGGAGGAATTACATTATGTCCATGCAATATGGGATAAAGGAAGTATTAAACCTACAGTGCTTAGATTTTTCAACAAATGATCCGCTTTTTTATATCGATTACGCGGAAACTACGGAGATAGACAACCAAGGTTCAAGAATTGATTTAACCGGAGGTCAGGGGAATTACAGACTTCTTTCATTCGACCACTCAAAGGTTTCTAGCATGAAACTTTCTTTACCACTGGTTGATATTAACTTAATGGCATCTTTGATGGGAGATACGGTTGCAACAGGAGCACAGAACGTTTTAAAACGTGAAGTGTTAACTGTTGCTAGTGGAACGGCAACTTTATCTTCTGCTCCAGTGGCAGGAACAACTACTTCTGTATTCTATCTAGATGGCACTCGTGATAATGGCACTCCATTAACTGTAACTGCATCTGCACCAACAGCAGGACAGTATTCAATTAGCGGTACAACTATCACTGTAGATACAGCAGATAATGGTAAGCAGATTGTAGTTTGGTATACTTATGCAACTCCTAATACTGCCACTAAATTCTCCATGAAAGCTAATAAGTTTGTTAAACCTATGAAACTTGTCGGAGAAGGTATTGCAAGAGATCAGGTTACTGGTACGGACAAGGCTTGCGCATTTACAATTTACAATGCTAAATTCAAACCTAATTTTAACTTTGCGCTTTCGAGCACGAACGCTACAAAATTGGATATGGAATTAGATATGTATGCTGTAACTCAAGGTTCTGACTACGTTTACTATGATGTAGTGTTCTTAACTTAGTTACAAACGTAAAATAATCATTTACTAAATTAAATAAAGGTGGTATTATTTGAATAGGAGATAGATTGAATCTGATCAATTCGATTGAAAGCAGGCATCCTCTAACCTGTTTCTCCTATTTTTTTATGTAGAAGAGGAATCATTCAGAGGAGTGATAAAAATGGCAAAGAAAATTAAAAGTAAGAACTGTGAAAGATGTAATATAGAAATGCTTGATGTAGATATTGCAACAAGGTATTGTTCGTATTGTAGAAAAATTGTAAGGAAAGAAACTTTACATAAACATCATAAGAAAACATTTAAAAATAAATATAATGAAGAAGAACTCGAAAATAATTTTCTTATTTGTATTATAAAAACTCCACAAGCGATTACTCCAAAAGGATTTAATGAAGTTTCTTTGATTAAAGCGCAATCGTATACAAATTATTTTAATATATCTTGGACTGATATTGTAAAAGAATATGGTAAATATGACCAACTACATTCTTATGTAATCAATGAATTTTTAAAATACAAAGATGAAAATAATTCTCAGAATGTAAAAAGGTTCGAAAAAACTCATCCTTATATTACTGATAATATTACCAGAGAAATAGGAAGAGATGGTATTAGAGATAGTTGCGACATAAGAAAACTTCGTTACACTGAGCAAGAGTTAGTTGATAATTTTTATGAAATTAAGGACTTAATTGGTGGTGTGCCTATTTATAGTGAATTTATGAGATATAGTAAAATATCCTTCACTGCATATTTTAGTGAATCGCATTTTGGATTAAATAATAAAAAATATGAGAAAATTGTTAAAGCAATTGTTACCGATGATGAATACAAAGAATATAAACTAAGAGGCAAGAAAGCAAAACAAGAAGCTGGAAAATTGACAGGTGGTATGTCTGCAACTTACAGTGATGAAGATTATAAGAATGAATTCATAAGGGTATTTGAGTATTGTAAAAGGGAATATGGACAATATCCGACAAAAAAGTTATTTAATCAGTTATCAAATATTACTGAAAGTGGTTATAGAGGAAAATATAAGAAATCATGGTATGAACTGTGCAAGTTTTATGGTTACAAAATTGATTCAACAAGTAACAAGGCTGAAAAAATTGTATTGGATTTAATTAAAAGGATTACAGGGGTAGATTACGAACCTCAGAAAAAATGGGATTGGTTAAGAGGAGTATTCAATTCATTATTATTTTGCGATGGCTTTTATGACGAATTAAATTTAGTAGTTGAATTTGATGGAAGACAACATAGAGAACCAGTAAAGGATTTTGGTGGAAAAGAACGTTTTCTTATAACACAGCAGAACGATAAACTAAAAGATAAACTTGTAAAAGAACATGGCTATACAATGTTACGTATCAGCAGTGAAGATCCTTGGCATGATATTAAATTTATAACTAAAATATTAATGGAAAATAATATTTCTGTTAAAGAAGAGTATTTACAATATGCTTCATAATTATATTTACACAATGCGCAAGTGTAAATATAAAATAATATATAACTAAAATAATTTTATAACACCCAAACAGAGTCTACTCACCAGTAGGCTCTTTTTCTTTTATCTATACCCACTCTACCCCATACCACAAGGAGGTATTTATTATGGCTAAAAAACCTACTCTAAGCAATTTGAGTAAAGAAGCATCTAAACTAAACGCTAAACGTAAAGTTGAAATTGGCGGTTTTGAGTTTATTATTAATGAACATTTTCAACCATTACAATTACAAAAGTTACTTATCGACTATTTATCCATTATCAACGAACTCAAAACTAACGGAAGCAAAATGGATGCGTCTGATACGATGATCTATTTAACATATGTGATGTATGGATTGACTTTGAAATATTTTTCAAATATACCCTATGGCGAATGTGGGCATGAGGTCTTAGTAGCAACTGTACATAACCTTATAAACCTAGATATATTTGAGGAATTATGGAATTCATATGATGCGAATGAACTACAGAAACTCAATGCTGCTGTAGAGAGAATGAGTAAAAACTTACCACAGGCACAAGAGATGATTGGTGAGTTGCTGTTCAAAGCGCAGGTCGGTGGAATGGTTGATGAAAATGAAAATAATGATGTAGATGATATAGATGGCTAATTTTAATTCTATAGAAGAATTGCTTAAATATGCTCTCAAGGATGCTGAAAAATCATTACAACAAGACCCTAAAATTAAAAAAGTTGTAGTGGATGAACTAATTCCTAGTATTGAACAGAATGTCTATACACCTTACACTCCTTCACCTAGTTCTCTATATACGAGACATATGGAGCATGGTGGTTTAACTGACCCTGCTAACTTTGAAGCAGAACCAGTAGATAATGGCGTTTCCATTTATAGTACACGAGAAGGCACAGATGGACATGGTGATGATGTTTATGTGGCTTCGATTATTGAAGGTAAAAATCCTTATTCAATTCAAGATAGATGGGGATATGGTTACGAAAAACCTAGACACTTTGTAGAACCTGCGAGAGACGCTTTAGAGCAAAGTGGTAAACATGTAGAGGCGTTGAAAGAGGCAATGAAAAGTAAGGGTTATGAAATTAAATAATGTGTGATATAAGGAGGTGAAAGAATGGCTAAAGTAACAAAAATAAAATATTTTACACCTGACCGATTGGCATTAATTTCAGATGAAAATAAAAAAATATATGAGAAATACCTCACAAGTTCAATAATGAAGAACCGCGATGTAAAAGATACCACTTATAAAGTATATCAAAACTATATGAATCATTTCATGGTTTTCATTGCCGAAGAATGGAATAACATCAATTTTTATAGTGAAGAGTTCATGGATAATGCCGTAGATATTATGGAGAGTTACATATATTTTTGTCAAGAAATATTAAAGAATAATAAAAAGGTTATCAATACAAAAATTAGTACCGTATCTAGTTTCTATCTATGGAGCATGAAACGAAGATTGATTCCTCACCATCCATTTGATAAGAAATTAGATCGTATGAAAGGTGCCAATGACGAAAAAATCATTAACCACTATTATCTTAACGATCAAGAAATTCAACGTATAAATGAAGGTTTGTTAGATGAAAAAAAGTATGACATCCAAGATAATATAATATGGTCACTTATGTTAGAAAGTGCCAATAGGGTTGGGGCAATATCTAAATTAACTTTATCCTCAATGGACTTGGACAGTATGATGTTTAATGAGATCCGTGAAAAACGTGGGTATAGAGTTGAAGTTACTTTTATGGAAAATACAAAAAGTTTAATTGAAGAATGGTTGGAAATTAGAAAGTCCGAAATGGATAATCTTGAAATCGATGCTTTATTTATTACAAAGTATCATGGAGAGTACAAGCAAATGACATATGGCACAATCCAAGATCGTGTAAGAAAAATTGGTCGCATATTAGGATTGGAAGATTTTCACTGCCACTGTATTCGTAAAACCTCACTTAACGAAATTTATGAAAAGACTGGAGATTTGGCACTTGCAGCAGATATGGCTAACCATAAGTCAGTAGAAACAACAAGAGCCAGTTACATCAAGCCAAAGTCTAAAACTGAAACAAGAGACAAAATATTAGAAATGAAGCGTAAAATGGCAGAAGAGAAGAATAAGAAACAACAAGATAATGGTTAAATACTCCCCTAATAGAACTGAGCAGGTTTTCCTGCTTATTGTCTTAGGTGGAGTATTTTTATTTATGTAAAATCCCCTACTCTTTGTCAGGGGATTTCTTTGGCAGATATTCAAAATCAGTTAATAGCATTTCCACTGCTCTATCCAGAAGTTTAGACACTGGTATATCACTTACAGAAGACAATTTATGGAGTTCTTCATGTAAGTCATTACGTAACGAATTACTAAATCTTGTTCTCGTTTTTAACATTTTCTTTTCCATAATACCTCCAAGGTTAAGGTACTCTCTAGAAGTTGCAAGCACTTTAATTAATTTTATTGTATCAAATATTAACAAATTTGAAAAGTGCAATCAGTTGAAATAAAGTGCTTGACGGTGCTTGCACATGATGTTACTATTAACTCATGAAGGAAATACTATTCCAAGGGAGGTTTTAACGATGGAATTAGCAAAATCGACAGTATTTATGGATGTTAAGATGGTACTGAGTTTTGATATCGAACATAATGTGAATAGTGATTTATCAGAACTGATTGATAGCAAGACGAGAGGCTTGGATATACATATTGAGAAGTTGATTGAAGATAAGGGAATGACAGTATGTGATTATAGGTCTGAGAACATTAATGTAATAGGTGAAGATGAATTTTAGTAGATTGGTAGAATTGTAGATTGATATTGGGTATAATTTTATAGATGGGAAATCACGGACTGATCATCTGTGGTAAAGAGAGGCCTCCACTTCTTGATCCCATCTCTTTTTATATATGTGGAGGATACATAGATCAATGGGGGTTGATTGGTAATGTTGATATTACCACAGAAGGTTAATGTGAATTGGCATAGTAAAAACAAAGAATATTATGTTTCTATAGGTTATCCGTTTACAAAGATGGGAGACACATTTGAAGTCAATGTAAAAGATTTATCTAAAGGAACACTAGTAGATGTGCTTGTGTCATGTGATTATTGTAAGGAAAAATATTATAAAGATTTTAGAAATTACACAACCCAAAATTTAGATCCAACTCATAAAGACTGTTGTATTAAATGCATTTCAAATAAAAAAGAAGAAATTATGAGTTTGAAAAGCACTGAGGAAAAAGTTCTGATTTATAAAAAAGTATTAAATTCAGATTTAAAAGGTTTTCCTGATAAGTTTTTCAATGATTTAAGTAGTGAAGATATAAAAGGGTTAGTATTTTGCTTCGTTGATAAATTAAAAGATGATGGAATTATTAATAAACGTGAAGACATATTAAATGTTATCAACAAGGATTTATTTATAAAATATAAACTAGTAACATTAACTGACAATTATGGTATTTACAATATACTGGAAATAGCTTTTGATGGATATTTTAAACCTTGGGAATTTAATAAAAGCAGAGTTCCTAGCAATTATTGGTCTAATGAAGAAAATATCGAAATGGCGATGAACTGGCTCAAGAACAAATTGTATATATCGGGTATAGTTTCTGATGATAAAGACTTCCTGAAATTAAATTTCAAAAATATTATGGAAGAATATAATCTATACTCAATTTATCTTAAGTTCTTTAATTCTTCTAACTATAATATTATTAATTATTTATTCCCTTTTAAATATAAAGAATGGCAGTTAAAAACTGTACCCAAAAACTTTTATAAAAGTGATGAAAATAAAAAAGAAATAATGGAATGGTTAGTGAGTAAATTAATAGAAGATAGGAAAATATGTTCTATAGAAGATATTCCTAAAATAGTTTCACAGAATTTATTTAAGGAATATGGGCTTTTCTCTTTTTTAGCGAATTGTTTTAATTTATCTCCCTATCAATCTTTTAATTTTTTATATCCGCATAAGTGGATGCCTTGGGAATTTCAACAAGTCCCTTCTGGGTATTGGAATGAAGGCAATAACGTTAGAATTGCAATTGATTGGTTTATTAATAAAGTTATTGACGATAAATTGGTTTCTTCTGTAAAAGATATTGCAAAACTTCCGGTCAACAAATTATTAAATGAATATAGATTAGGAACTTTAACCGTTAAATTTAATGATATAGGATTCTTATTCTCATTTGCTTATTCAAATACATTTAACCATCAAGATTTTATAAATAAGGTTTACTCAGAAGATGGAGAACGATTTGATTCCAGAGATGAAGTTTTAATCCATCAATTTCTTAAAAAAGAATTTAAAAATGTGAAATATTTTTATAATAATGTTTTAGAAAAAAATAAATGGTTTAATATTAAAACAAATGAGAATTATGTTCCAGATTGGATTATTAACAATAACATTATTGTAGAATATTTTGGTTGGTATAATGAGAAGAGTGAAAATGAAACATTTAAGGGTTATAGAGAAAAGACTAAAAGAAAAATAGATTATTTTTCAGAATTACCTAGTTACAAATTTGTCGCAGTTTATCCAAGCGATCTTAAAAATGACCTAGAAGGTTTAAAAAGTAAATTATCCACGATTAAATAATTATAGCATAAACCTCAGTGAATGGTATATAATGGTTATTAAAATACCATTCACTGAGGTGTTATTTATGTTGAATAAAATATGTTTTTTAATTATATCCACAGTGTTGTTTTTAACAGGATGCTCTTCAAGCGAAGTGGCAAAATTACAACAATCTGACTCCAAAGAAATCATTAAAATTATGGATTCACATATGAAAACTGGTGACCAACTTTCACAACAAGAACAACAAACATTAGATGTCTTCGCAAAGAAATACGTTGAAATAAGAAAAGACGAAAAAGGAAAGCAGATTATGGATGATTTTTTAGACATGAGTGTTGCCTTAAATGAAAATATTGTTGCCAATGCAAGGCATAACGAAACGTTACGCCAATCATCAATAGATGATTATATAAAAGCGTCAAAGGATTTTAAGAAAAGGTTGAATATAGAGGATTAAGAAGTGGTCATATAGCCACTTCTTTTTTATTTTTGTAATGAGAAAGGAGAAGCTATATGGCTAATAATGATCTATCGATACTCATAAAAGCGAAATTTAAAGATGGAATAAAAGGCGATTTACAAACTGAATTAAATAAAATTAAAGACTTAAAAATTGACATTGGAATTGATACTAAAGCATTGGCAAATTTAAATCAACAAATTAAATCGTTACAAACAATGCTTAATGGTTCAAGTTTAAAAGGAATTAAAATTGTAGATCCTGAATACATAGAAAAACTTAAACAAGATGGCAGAGATATCAAAATAACTATTCAAGATATTGAAAACGAATATAAAAAACTTGGTCAAGTTAAAATCAAAACAAATATTGATGAAGAAACGGGCAGAATTAAAAATTACAACATCGAATTAGAGAAAACAAATGGCATTATTGAAAAAATGAAATATACGCCATTGTATGTTGCCAACAAAAATGGTTCATATGATACGCAATTTTTATTATCTGCTAAAACAATACTCGACCAATCAGATAAATTAAATGAACAATTATTTCAAAATGAATTGAAGTATCAACAAAAGAAAGATCAAGAAGCACAAAAAGAATTTGATAATGAGGTTAAGTTAGCAAAAAAAGCAGAAGCAGAAAGGGAATCTGTTCTTAAAGAAGAGCAAAATATAAGGAAGAAATTGGCTGATTTAGCCATTCAAGAAGAACAAAGAAAACAAAACGAAATAATTAAGATTCAAAAAGACGAAGTAAAACAAGCAGAGCAGTTGCAAAAACAGTCTCAAAATAACACAAAGTCTCAAGAAGATTTACTTATTGCAGCAAAACAGGCTCAAGCATCTTATCATGGTAATATTGATACTAAACAACTTGAAAACTTAGTCTCACGTATAAGAGAAATAAATCCTGCAAGCGTAAGCGCAGAAACAGAATTAGTTAAACTTAGACAAGAATTGAAATTATTAAAAGTTGATGCTACTGAAACAGCAAACTCAATTTCAGGGAAAGTTAGTCACGCAATATCCTCAATGTTTCTTTGGTCTGTTGGTGGTGGTTTGGTATTTGGAGCGCAACGAGCACTACATTCAATGTTGGACACAATCAAAGAAATAGACACACAAATGACACAATTGTCTCGTGTTATGGATGCTGGAACTAACATGAATCAAATTCTACAAGGTAGTTTACAAATAAGTAATGAATTAGGAAAATCTTTATCAGATACAAATGAGGCTCTTATTGGCTTTGCACAACAAGGCTATAGCGCAGCAGATGCACTTGCTATGACTCATACCGCAATGCTTCAAACAAACGTTAGTGAATTAAGTGCAAAGGAATCGATGGATAACCTCACTGCAACAATGATATCTTTCGGTATTGCAGCTAAAGATTCAATAACAATAGTTGACAAATTAAATAATGTTTCTAACAACTTTGCTGTTGATACTAAAACGCTAAGTGATGCTTTAAGTAAAAGCGCAGCTACAGCGCACACCTATGGGGCAAGTATTGATAATGTCTTGGGATATATAACCGCAATAGGTTCAGTTACCAGAGAATCGGGTAATGTAATTGGTAACTCTTTAAAAACAATTTTCTCCCGATTTTCTTCTGATCAATCTGTAAATGCTCTATCTGCTGTAGGTGTTGATGTATTTGATAAATATACAGGTGAAGTTAGAAAAGTCGATGACATTATTAAAGATTTGGCCACTCGTTGGAATTCACTCACGAGCACACAGAAAGAAAATATTGCTGTTGCTGAGGCTGGTAGATTTCAATTAACGAGGTTTCTTGCCTTATTCGACAATTTTCAAATAGCCACTAACGCTTCGGAAAAATCTCTAAAATCTTTTGGTTCGGCAACTCAAGAAAATGAACGTTATCTTCAAAGTATCGAAGCGTCCATTAATAAACTAAAGACTAATTGGACTGAATTGAGTCTTGTTGTTGGTGGTTCTGGTTTAACTAATATTTTTAGAGGGACAATTGATGCTGTTACAAGTTTAACTCATGGATTCACTGAATTTACAAAAGCGACAGACGGATGGAATGTCAAACTTCCAATTATTGCAGCAGGCGTATATGGATTAGGTAAAGCTATTATATTTTTATCTGAAGCATTCAAAGTTGCAAAATTATCTGCTGGATGGATTGGTATTACTTTGGTTGCTCTTGAAACTTTGGGAGCATCTTTCATGAGTGTTTCTAAATCTGCTGATAGCAGCGCACAATCCTTAATGGAAAATGGATTAAAAACTAGAGAAACAGCAGACAACATTGATAAATTAGTTCAAAAGTATAACGAATTAAAACCTCAAGCAGAAAATAATAAACAAAAACAAGACGAATTAAATCAAGTTATGCAACAAATTAAATCCATCGCTCCTCAACTTGTCGAAAGTATGGGTAAGTATGGAGACTCATTAGATATCAATGCGACTAAAGCCAAACAGTTCACAGATACATTAAAGAAGATGAGTGATGAGCAACTTAAGAACGCAGACTTGAAAAACAAACTTGATTTAAGTATTGTCAACAATGATTTAGAGAAGAACAAAAAAGATATCGATGAATATGAATCAAAAATGAAAAATACATCTGACGATATTTATCAATATCAACAGAAATATCATGTTCAAGCGATTGAAGATGCTAAAACTGAGTATAAAGAAAGACAAAAATTATACAACCAACAAATAGAGGATGCTAGGAAAGTTGGCAATACATCTCTGGTCGATCAACTGAATGACCGTTCTAATCAGGCGTACGAAGAATTTGGTAAATATGTTTCTGAAATTTCTGTTTACATGTCCAAGGCTCCAGAATTGTCTAAGGCTTTACAAAAACAAGATGATTTACTAGCCCAAAAAAAAGGAATCGAAGATAGGCAAAAGGCTATTGAGGATTTTAAAAATGGCGTTGTCAGCGCCACAGACGCATTAAAAAAGAATATAAATGCAGTTCAAGAAAATGACGAAACATCTGAAAAAACTTCGGCACTTGGTGCTTTGACTCAAAGAGTAGAAGAGTCTAGTAAAGAAATAGATATTCTTAATAAAGCATTTACTGAAATGCGTGATCAAGGTCATATCTCCGCTGAGACACTAGATAAGTTAATTGTAAAACATCAAGATTTTGCAAGTGTCCTTTCTAAAGGTAAAGATGCAGTTATTGATTATATCAAAAATGCAAAAGAACAAAATATCAAGTGGATTGATGATGAAAAGAACAAGACAGACGAATATATAGATCAACTTCAAAAAAGGATTAATGCAGCAAATACACAAAGCACATTAATGACGGAAGATGAAAGAAGAAGATCAGGAAGAGTCACAGAACTTAATAATTTAAATAAACAACTTGAAGCATTAAAAAATCAAAGTACCTATCTTTCTTCTGTCAAAGATGCTCTTCTAGCAGACCCTAAAGAAACCAACAAATCCACCCAAGCAACCGATGCTTACACTCTCGCAATTAACAAACTCGATATAGCCCTAGATGCCATCAAAAACCAACTCCAAGATTACCCTAAATACTCCGAAGAATATCGCAAAGCCCTGGCAGCAGAGAAAAAGGCTATTGAAGATAAAATAGCTCTTGCTGAAAAAGACTTGGCGACTATGGAGAAAACGGGAAAAGCGGTTAGTGGGAAGAAACTTGTTCAATCCAACAATGGTGTCACTTCTGCATCCGGTAAACTTGGTGGTAATCTCTCAGGTTACGAATCTACATTTGTTGAAGCAGCCAATAAATTCGGTGTAGATCCCCTACTTGCTATGGCTATTTCTATGCACGAAACTGGAAATGGCTCAAACACCAACTATAACAATGTTGGTGGTATGATGACATCTTCCGGTAAGATGCATTTTGATAACCTTTCAGAAGGTATCTATGCAATGGTGTCTAATCTTGCTAGAAATTATATTCAACAAGGTTTAACGTCTATTTCTGATATTCAGAAGAAGTACGCTCCAATTGGTGCTGACAATGACCCTAACAACATGAATTCGGATTGGGCAAATGGTGTATCCAAGTTTTATGGTCAACTTGGTGGAATTACCACAGGGAAAGACGCTGTATCTGATGCCGACTTCCAGAAAACTCTACTTGAACGCAAGAAGTCTATTGACCAGTGGAAACAAGAGTTGAAGAATCTAGACTTCGAGCAAGTTACTTCTCAACTTGAAGAATTTGAACATGCTAACCAACTTCTAGATAAAGATATCGAGGCATCTAACTCTCATTTATTTCAATATAATAACACTTCTCAAGAGTATCGTGTTGAATTAGGTAAGCAAATTCCATTACTAAAGCAAAAACAAGACAACTTGCATTTGGAAGCTGAGTCAATAAGAAATACATTAAAAGCCAATGAAGAAGCAGATGAGCAACACAAATTGACTGCCGTTCAAGTAGATTCACTAAATGAGAAGTTAACTGAACTTGGAATTTCTTGGTGGAATTATGAACAACAAATTAGCAAGATAAAGGTTGACCAAGTTGAAAGTCAGTTACAAGCCCAACGTGAACTCATCGACTCCATTGATCAAGAAGTCAACTTACATAAAACGCAACGTGACTTATTCGACCAAACTTCACAGCAATATACTGATGAAACGCAACAAATCTTACTTCTAACATCTAAGAAAATTGCTCTTGAGCAAGAATATCAAAAGTCCATCCGAAATACTCTTGACACACAAAAACTTTCTGAAGATGAACGTAAGAAACTTGAGAAGGATTTAATCGACTCTCAGACAAAATCATTCCAACTTCAACATGACATTAATGAAGAGAAATCGAAGATTGCTGATGAAGTCATTGACGCTTACAAGAAAATTTACGAGGCACAGAAAAAAGCTGCTGTTGATGCTATTGAGGAACAAGTTAAAGCAGAAGATTTACGTCATAAAACTTACGTTGAGAATTTAGAATACGAGCAGAAAAAGTTTGAAGATGTAGTCAGTGCAAAATTAAAGTTAATTGACGATCAGTATTCTGCTGAAGTATATGCTCAAGAATTAGCGCAAAAAGAAAAAGAGCGTCAAGAAACACAAAATAAATTGAATCTCCTTAACTTGGATAATAGTCCTGAAGGTAAAAAGCAACGTGACGAATTACAAAAGGATTTATTAAAACAAGATCAGGAAATTCAAAAGTTAAAGCATGACCATGAGAAAGATATTCGTAAGAAAACTCTACAAGATATTCTCGACACTAATAAAAATGAAGCAGAAGATAAGAAAAAGGCAGAAGATGATAAATATAATGCCACTAAGGATTCCCTAGACAAACAAAAAACTGCCACAGAAAAAATGTATGATGATTTAATTGGTGACGAGCGTAAATTTGCACAGATTCGAGAGCAAATCATGCAAGGTCATTTAGATTCGGTAATGTCTGATTTAAATCGTTTCACTTCATCTTTAAGTGGCACTATGTCTGGTATAGGAGAAAACATCAAGAATGGATTGATTGACAAACTTAAAGAAGCACAGCAAAATTTAGCGATGCTTCAACAATTAAATCTTCAAATTCAACAACAATTACAGTTACCACTACAAGGTGGCGTTTCTGTAGGTGGCGCATCGTTTCCTTCTGATTCGGTATCAGTTAATAGTGACGGAGCGACTACTGTTCTTAAAGATACGGTAATCGATGGAGTTACAATTCCAGCAGGTACAGTGTTTTATAATGAATCTCAACATAATGGTGGCAACTATTCATCTGGAAGCAGTTCTTCTTCGTCTGAGGGAAGTCATTCATCATCTAATAGTTCATCTTCAGGGTCTTCTTCAAGTCATAGTGGTAGTAGTTCATCAGATGGAGTCACCCAAACTTCAAGTGGATGGAGTTATGGAGGGAATTCATACAGTAACTTGTCTTCTGCTTTACATGCAGCGGGTGCAAAAGGGTACGACACTGGGGGGATGACACCGAGTTGGGGGTCTGATGGCAAGATTGCTTTATTACATGAAAAGGAACTAGTTCTTAATAAATTCGATACTTCTAACATATTGAAAACTGTAGATATTGTTAGGAATTTAGCAAACTATTTACGATTACCTTCTTTACCAACACTCTCGCCATCTGCTGCGGTAGGTGATGGAAAGACAATCAATATCAATATTACAGGAAATACTATTTCAGGTGATCAGAAGGGTGCGGATTGGTTATTTTCTAAGGTTGTAACCGAAGTTAAGAAATGGGGAGGTAACATTTGAGGAGTAGATTACTCTACTCCTTTTTTATTTTATAGAAAGGAGTAGAAAATCTATGACTATTAGAGAATCTTTGGATTTTACTTATGATGGAGTGTCTAGTGCCACTATGGGACTTTACAATGTCAACGTATCTTCTGGTATGCAAGAAGAGCCCTTTTCAAATGGACGTGAAATACTAGAACAAACTGTGCGTGGAAGAACTGTACCATACTTTCAAGAAATAAGAGAAAAACCACTTGAGTTTGAAGTTGAATTTGCCTTTATAGATTCGTGGGATAATACTTCTATTCGTAAAATAGGTCAATGGCTATTGAAGTCCTATTATAAGCCTTTATATTTTTCAGATAATCCAGACCGAATATTTTGGGCAGTTGTAGTTGACAGTCCAACATTAGTGCATAACAGTCTAAAACAAGGGTATGTAAAACTTAAGTTTAGATGCTCTGATGCTTACGCTTATAGTCCAATCTATGCAAGTCCATTATACGATTATTCATCTAATCCAGTAGCAGGAACGACACTGACATTTACGAACAATGGGGATTTGTCTCTATATCCAGAAATATGGATTACCAATATTACTGCCAACCAAACAGTCTCTATATTTAATCAAAGTAATGGAAATATTGAGTTTAAATTTGTAAGTTTGAATGCCAACGAGACAGTATACATTGATAACTTTAATCAATTCATAACAACAGATGTTGTTGGACAATACCGTTATAGCAATTTTAATAATAATTGGCTTGAATTGCTAGTTGGAGTTAACAATCTCTTAGTAAAAGGTAACTGTAAATTACAGTTTAGATATAGTTATCGTTTAATGCAAGGATAAAGGAGTTGTATAGAATGGCTCTCGGAGATTTGGATTTGAATAAAAAAGTTCAACAAATAGATTTGTTTTTGGCTAAACCTGATACCAACAGAACAATTATCGCAAAAATTACACATGCTTACAATAAAAATAACAAACTAATACTTTCGAAAATTAATGAATTGAATTTTACAGTTCCATATCAAATTGATATGAATCATGTATTAATTCGAACACCGTATATTGATAACATCAAGGAAAAATACCTTGTTAAAGCCTTAATAGGAACTTCAAATGAATGGTATATCATCACAAAGATTACAAAAGTCATGTCTAGTGACAAAGATGAATTACAAGTTCAATGTATGTCATTGGGCTATGAACTTAAATATAAACTATTGCGGAATTATAAAGTTACTTCCTATAATTGTACTCAAGTTTTAAATGAGATATTAACGGATACCTCTTGGACTGTGGGTTACATTGATCCTGACTTAGACCTACTATATCGCTCATTTGATGTATCTAGCAAAAGTAAGTTAGACATGGTGCTTCAAGTGGCAGAAACATTTAATAATGCTATTGCGACATATGATACTGAACTTAGAAAAGTAAATATGTATAAACCTGAAAGCATAGGTCAAGATAAAGGCTTTAGAATTATGTATGGTCAGTATTTACAAGGGTTAAATAATGAAAGTAATCTAGATGAAATTTGTACCCGTTTGAAGCCAAGTGGTAAAGATGGATTGACTATTCAATTGGCGAATCCAACAGGTTCAGTTGAAATTGATGATTTTAGTTATTTCTTACAACCATTTCAACGTGATTCAAATAGAAATGTACTTAAAAGTAGTGATTACCTTTCAGACTCATTATCTCACGCCATACTTGACTATAATGCAAAACTCTTAACCAAACAACCAACCACATCTTATGCGGAAACAGGAACTACTGCAACTAATATAAACATAACAAATCATGGTTTAGTTACTGGAGACTATATTTCAAATGGTAGCAGAGGAAATGTATACAGTAAAGTAACAGTTGTGGATGCAAATAATTTCACAGTTACCACAATCACTGGTCAAACTATTGGAGATGCAATTAGTAAATATAAAGATGGTACGTTTGGGAAGTTGATGTATCAATTACAAGACAATCAAGTTTTACTCACACAAAAGCAAGACGAGATGTCTAGTCTACAATTGCAAAAATCACAAATTTTAGACACATTATATGTACAACAACAGAGTAATACTCTCACAAATTTTAATTATACATATAATGGCACTTTAACAACAAATGCTGCAACCCTGATAAACACAAATAAATATGCTGTATTAATGAAAGTATCTTCCACTACTAACTTAAATGTGACGCTAAATGGAACATCCAAAACACTAACGGCAAATACATGGACTTTATTAGGTAAACTTACCAATACAACTGTTGCGTCTGTAGTAGTAAATGGAACTGCTACCAATGTAGATGTTCAAATTGTCGTTGTAAAAATCACAGATGCAGAATATAACGCAACTGCATACGCCACAAATGTTTCCCAAACACCATTCACAGCACCTACTTTGTCTCAAACGGCAAATACTAGTTCAACTCTTCCTATAGGAACATACTATGTTCAGTACACATGGGTAAATTCTCTTGGGGAATCTAATCCAAGTCCAGAATCAGTATTCACAGTAGATTCAGGGAATCAGTTAACTGTTACTTTGCCAACATTCCCAACGGGAGTTACTAGTGCAAACATTTATATTTCTACTGCTGTAACAGTGGAAACAAATCAAGGGAGTACGATAACTACAGCATACAATCAGTCTATTCCTTTGGTCGTGGGGTCAGCAAAACCTATTCAAGATATTGTTGATAAATATAGTATTGACAATAAATTAGCACAAATCACAAGTAAGCAAACGGAAATAGATAATGTAAATACGGCGATTTCTAATATCAACAGTCAAATTTCCACTATGAATAATGATCTGTCTTACACTAATGTTGCTAACTTTACAACTGAACAATATCAAGAATTAATGCCCTTCATTATAGAACAGGAATGGACGGATGAAAATTACATTGACCACATCGATTTATATAATGCAACAGTTAAGAAAATGCAAACAATCAATGTGCCACAATTAATTATTAAAACGGACATTGTAAATTTCCTAGCATGTGTCACTGAACAGCGAAACTGGGATAAGTTGGTTTTGGGTGATAAAGTTACTGTACAATATGACAAACTAAAAGTAGATGTTCAAGCACAAATTACAGAGATTGAAACAAACTTTGAAGAAGCAAAAATAAATCTAACTATTACTTCCAATTCTCGTTTTGAATCTGATGAGCGTAAGTTTTATAAATCCCTTTATAAATCTATACAGACTACCACAGATTTAACTAATAAGAAGCATTATTGGGATAATTTATTACTCAATTTTGATACCCGTAATGATAGAAAGACTACAATTCCTGCCGATCCCATACTTGCTAATGATGGTACAGCTATTGACCACATTACAAATACTGATGGTTCTGTAGATATAAGTTTTGACTGGACTTTCAATCCCAATTATTCTTCAGATGACAAATACGACATTGATGGATTTATTATATCTATCTATTCTAGTGATCAAAATAGTTCGTATACATTTGGTGCAACAGTTACAAAAGAACAGGTTTTTGTAGTGGACAAAAGCAAACGAGCGTTTATTCTTCATGGTGTACCTGCGGATCGCTATTATACGTTTGGTATTCAAGCCTATCGGGATGTAGATAATGACGTTGCACCGGATGGTGTATTAAAATCAAATATTGTTAAATCTACATTTTCAGGTGAAAATCCATATTTACCTAGCGCAACAGTTTCTTTTCAAGGGGATGTCGCAGGCACTATAAATTCGGTTGCTTCTGGAACGGTATCTCAGTCAGCATTAAATTTTAATAGTAGAAATGACAGAATATCAACTACTCCTGCCAATCCAACCATTGCCAATGATGGAACTTCCATTGACCATATTATTAACACTGATGGTTCTGCTGATATTAGTTTTGAATGGAGTTTTACGGGTACAGGAGATACCTATGATATTGATGGATTTGTTGTGTATGTTTACTCTTCTAGTGGTAATTCTGTTTATTCATTTGGTACAACTCCTGCCAATGAACAGTCGTACTTCGTAGACAAAGACAAAAGAGCATTCATCCTTTATGGAGTACCTGCTAATAATTTTTACACCTTTGGAATCCAAGCATACCGTTCTGTGGATAATGATATAAATTCCACTGGGTTTTTGAAGTCAGCAATAATCAAGCCAAGTTTGACTGCTGAGAATCCATATCAACCTAGTACGAGTGTAGCATTTGGTGGAGATATTACTGGGACGGTCAACGGAGTAAGTGCCTCCACATTAACAACTCAAGCCTACAATGGGGATACAGCGAAAGGTATTTTAGATACCAATAAATCTACATGGGATACAACTGCCACCAACTTTAACAATCGAAACGATAGAAATAACGTAACTCCTGCCAATTCAATAGTTTTGACAGATACAACAGCAGTTGACCATACCATTAACACAGATGGAAGTGCAGATATCAGTTTCGAGTGGGTGTATAGTGGAACGGGAAATGCGTATGACATAGATGGATTCATTATATATGTATACCAATCTAGTTCATCTTTTGCTTATACGTTTGGCACTACCCCTGCTAGTGAACAAGTATTTTATGTGTCTTCTGAAAAACGATCTTTTATCCTCTATGGTGTGGCTGCAAATAAATATTACACATTTGGTGTACAGGCATACAGGATAGTGGATCAGGATATAAACTCAAGTGGGATATTGAAATCTGATATTGTAAAACCTTCTATTACAGAAGAAAACCCATATCGACCTAGTAGTAGTGTAACATTTAATGGAGACATTACCGGAACTATTGGTGGAATTGCTTATGATAGTGTAAGTAAAACCCCTGCAACAGTAATTGTAGCCGATGGTTCTACATCTAATAATACAAAAAGAGCAGATTATGTAGTCCCTGCTAATGCTACTAATGCACAAGTAGCCATTAATAACGCCATCAACTCAATATCTTCAAATGGCGGAAAAGTAGTATTGATGGATGGGACGTATACAATCAGTGGTCAGATTACTACCCCTTCGAATATAACAATAGAGGGGCAGGGAAATCAAACAATAATTAAATTAGCCAATAATTCAGTGGGGGCTAGTGGAACGTGGTTATATATGTTTACAAACTCTGATCCCACCAATGGCAATACAAATATACAAATAAAAAATTTAAGTATACAAGGAAATTCAATCAATCAAACTAACACTGGCTCCTCTATTGGTATTTACACGGCAGGAGCATGTTCTAATGTTGTTATTGATAATGTAAGGATCAATAGCGTGAAAGGTAGAGGCATCCATCTTACTAACATAACAAATGGAATTATTACCAATAATACCGTCACCAATTGTACAGCCGATGGAATAGTGGTTCAAGGATCATATAACACTATTTCTTCAAATATTAGCAATAATAACTCAACTGGTGTAGAGATTCTTTATGTAGATATATCAACAGGGATTTATGGAAATGTAGCATCAAATAATATTTGTAACAACAGCAGTAGTTATGGTATTTCGTTATTGAGTAATGGCGGAGGCAATAATTCTATTACTGGGAACACAATCAAAGGATGTGTTTATGATGGGATATATGTATATTATTCTAATAAAAACACTATTAGTGGGAATACGAGTTCTCAGAACTCAGATCGTGGAATTCATATATATAATTCAAATTATAATACCATTACAGCAAACACTTTCTCAGAAAATAATAAAGAAGGCTTAATAATAGAACAAAATTCTGCTCATAATAACATTAACGGTAATACAATTACAGCAAATAGCCAACAAGCTAATAATACTTACGACAATCTTATTATAACTGGTAATGCAAGTTATAATAACGTACAGAGTAATATTTTTAGAAAAGGAACCTTAACTAATCAACCAAGATATGGTGTTAATATTGCTTCCTTATGTACTGGAAATATTATTACAAATAATGATTTATACACGGCTGGCGCAACGGCAACGATATCAGATAGCGGGACGGGAACTATCACTGCTTCAGGAAATAGATTGGCATGAGGTGATAATATGTATTTAAAAACAGTAGATGGTGTAGTTAAATTTGCTACCCATCTATTTTCTATTTCTGTCGATGACAACATAAAGAAAGAGTTCTATATATATCAAATAGAGCCAGAAGGAATCATTTGTTATTCGAATACAGAAGCAACAGAAGTCGAATTCAAATTAAATAATTTAGGAATCCAGTATTCTATACAGTTGCAAAATATTGATCCTACTATTCAAGCAAAAGTAAACAACGTTCAATATACTAGTTGTTCTGAAGCATTAGATCATATAACTAATGACACAGAACCAGAAAGTCATGTGATACCTAATATTAAAAGTAACATTAATTTAATTCAACAAGGTGTTAATATAGATGTAAATCAAATTGATAAGGAACAAAAAATAAAAGCACGTATCGATTCAGGAGAAATAACTGCTGCTAATTTTGATAGTTTGAGTACGGATGAACAAGCGACTGTAAAGTTGGTGCTTTTTAAAAATTATTCTCCTACTAATCAAGATATAGCAAAAGCTTTAAGTGCGTGTGAATTTCTCTTAGTGCCTATTGTTAAAATGTTGGGGATTGCTCTAGATCGAACAAAACTAACGAGTCAACAATCTGCTTATTTAGATGCATTGGTTACAATTGTAAATCAAAATACAATGCCTATTGATGATACAACAGATTGGAGATATCAGTATCTTCAGCAACAATTCACACAAGTGCAAAATAATCGCGCGGCTTATTTCACTATAAAGCAAAATGTTACGGGTTCTGTGTAAATATAGATAAAAGATGGGTTTTATTGGAAGAGTTGAGTGAGAAAACAAGATGATAAACGAGTATGAGTGAGAATGAGAGAGGTAATTCAACCTCTCTTTTTTATTTTGTTCAATTATAGTAGTTGGAGGTTGTATGAGTAAAAAACACACCTACGATTATGTGAAATCTTATTTTGAAAATGAAGGATACAAATTAACATCAAATAAATATAAAAGTAACAAACAAAAATTAGAATCAATTTGTCCGGTTGGTCATTGTTATGTAGCAAGTTTTACTTCTTTTAAGCAAGGAAAGAGATGTGGAAAATGTTCTCCTACTAAGAAATTAGAATATGAAGATGTTAAGTTGTTTATTGAAGGTGTTGGCTACAAATTATTGAGTGACACCTATAAAAATAACAGAACAAAATTGATTATGGAATGCCCAGATGGTCATATTTTTAAAGTCAGGTTTAATCATTTTAAAGATCATGAAGTAAGATGCTCACATTGTCAAGAGTCTAAAGGAGAACAAAAGATAAGAAAATGGTTGGGAAATAATTCAATTAAATATATTCAACAATATAGATTTAAAGATTGTAAAAACAAATCCCCATTACCTTTTGATTTCGCAATAATGGATGACGAAGATAATTTATTATGTTTAATCGAGTATGACGGAGAACTACATTACAAACCATCAAGAAGACATGGTAGTGAAGAGGCACTTGAAAGAAGAAAAAAGAATGACGAAATCAAAAATACATATTGCGAAAATAATAGTATTTATTTGATAAGGGTTTCATACTGGGAATTAAAAAATATTGAAAAAATATTAAGTGAAGAACTTTTAAAATTAAATATTTTAGAATACATGGAGGCTGATGAAAATCACGCCTCTTTTTCATTTTAAAAGGAGGTTTGATCTATGTCAGTTTTTAACAATAATGACACAGTTCTAATTGCATGGCGTAAGGGTGATGCAAATGAACCGTATATTAGTAGAAGTGATACTAAAAAGATTGTAAATTCAACAATAATACTTGAGGAAGTTCCTGACCCTTTCAACAAAGTTTCCATTTCAGGATATTACGAGATTGCAAGTGGATTACCAACATCAAATCAATTCATTGTAAATTATCAAGTGGGAAGTATCACATTCAATTCTTCTGAAGAAGCAAAAACTGTTGTTGCCAATTACATGGGTAGAGGAATTATCCAATATCCGAGTTCAAGAATATATCTTAACGATTCATCTAATTTATATACATCAACCAATGTAGAAGATTTTACTGCGGAAATAATGAATAAAGCAAATTCTCTACAATCCCAAATAACATCTGAAACCCAAAGCAGAATTAACAGTGATACAAATCACGCTAATTCCACACAGGCACATCCAGCCCAAAATATCACCTATTCAGGTAAAGTAACAGGGGTAACAGAAGTTAAAGGTGGATTAGATAAACTTAATGACCGTATTGACAATATCGTTTCATATTCCGGTTCATCTAACCAAGAAATTGTTGATAGTAGACCAAGTGTTACGGGTGTTACAAATGCAACATTAAAAGCACGTTTAGATAGTATGGAGAACAAAATTATTGCAGTACCAAAAGTCATTAGTACTTTAAAGCATGGTACACAGATCATAAGCGCAGATCAATCAAGCTTAGTTCGAATCGTTGGATTGTATGGGCGTACGTTGGTGAATTTGTTGGGGCGGGATGGGAATTGTGAGGACATTTCAAAATGGACAGCAACAAATGCCACAATAGATTCAACGGTTTATAAGTATGGTTCAAAATCCATCAAAGGAACAGCCAATAACAATGGTGGTGCATACACTTGGAAAGATAATATACCATTGGATGCCACAAAGTATTATATAGCTATAGCGGAAATCAATATTTCAAGTTATACCAGTGGAGGTATTTCATTAAAAGCAACAGATGGAGGGGCGGCAACAAACCCGGTTGAAAAAACAGCAAATGGTGCCTTACTTAATTCTTGGCAGGTGCTATATGTTAAATTTACTGGAAAAAATAGCTTGCGTTTGTATGCCGGGGCGTTAGGTGGTACGTCAGTAACCACATTTAACGTTGATGGTGTTCGTCTATACGAAATCGACTCCACCACGTATTCAAAGATTGACAGTGATGCAGAATACACAGGCGACAAACTAGCGGATAAATTCCCGTATGTCGATTCAATCGAACACATCCAACAGCCGATTATTACGAAGACAGGTAAAAACCTGTTACCGGATTTCAGCCAGTGGACATTACATGCGAATGCGGTTATGACAGGACCGTATAGTTTGACGTTGAATGCTACGGCAGCGGCACAAACTTCACAAATCAATGGAACTAAAGTTATAGCTGGAAGTCAATACACGTTTTCTGCAAATATAGTAGGTTATTATGGTATTACATTCCATGATGTTAACGGGACACAATTAAGTACTACAGGATGGTTAAACGGAAATGGAAATGTATCAACAACAGTAACAGCACCAACAAATGCCATTGAGGTTAGAGTTCTACTATCTAATAATACAAATTCATCAGGAACATTCACCTTCACCAACCCACAACTAGAAATCGGTTCAAGCGCAACCGCATTCGAACCACAAAACATTGACGTGCTAATGGGGGTTTCATTATCAGACGGAGTTACACCTGTAACGCTTGCATCCAATATGGATGGTTCAGTCAGGGACGTTCTTTATACTCAAGACGGAAAATATTTTATTGAACATAGATTTGCTACAGGGGTGGTCTTATGATTCACCCCATTTATGGTATTAATGTCGATCTATTTTTAGTAGATTATCCGAATCTATCTTCAAAGGATTTGCAAACCAAGTATAATATTTCTAAATGGAAATATGACAAACTTGTAAAGGAGTTAAATCTACCTAAGAAAACAAATAGTAAATTAGAAGACTTATTAACCGTGCAACAACTTGAAGATATTGAAATTAAATACAAAGCCAATGTTCCCTTTGTGCAAATTGCAAGAGATTACAACACTTCTGATGTTGTAATCAGAAATTATTTAAAAAGAATTGGTCATTCCTTTAAAACTAAAGACCAAGTGTTCAAGGTCACAGATATTGATATTGAATCATTCACCGAAGATTATTTATCTGACGAGTATCAGATTGATGAACTTTTAGATAAATACAATTTAACGAAGTGGAAATATCTAAGAGTTGTCGATGAGTTAAAGTTAGAGAAAAAGAAACAAAAGTTAGAAAAAATTATCACTGAGGATATTCAGCAACGAATCATCCAAGATGCGGAAAGTGGGACGAATGTTGCTGTTTTATCAGATAAATATAAAATTGATTGGTCTGTTATGAGTGCGTTCCTTCAAAGACATAACATTCAACCTAAAAATGGGTCTGTAAAATATAATATTGACATTAATAAAATCATAGATATGTACGTTAATCAAAAGAAACATTTGACCGAAATTGCAGAGGAAATAGGATGTACATATGCAAATATTAGACATCACTTAGAAAGAAATAATGTGGAATTTAGAAGTCAAAGTGAAGTAATGGCTTTAACTATTGAAAAAGGTAATCATCAAAGCGGTTATCACCATAACTACCCAACGTATCTAAGTAAAAGTGGTAAGCAGTATAAATTTAGATCAGGTTGGGAAGTTACGGTTGCACAATATTTAGATGAACAAAATTTAATATGGGATTACGAAATCCAATCATTTAATCTGGGCGAGTTTTATTACGTTCCAGATTTTTTTATTTTCAAAGAAAGTGGAGAACTAGACTACATTATTGAAGTTAAAGGGTGGGTTCGTGAAAAGGACTTACGCAAACTTGCTTTAATGGAAGTTCTTTATCCCGAAATTACTCTCCTATTTTGGGATAAAGAGATTTACAGAGAAATAGAGAAGGAGGTTGCTTAATATGGCTCAGAATTGGGTTTTTGGTATGGATTATGTGGCTTATAAAGAAGTTCATATTTCTTCATCGAATATGTTAAGAGGAAATTATTATGTTGCTACGAAATATGATGGAAAAATACTAAAAAATTATATATCTGCTTTTGATTCTGCCGATATTGTTTGGTTAGACCCATCCAATGGGTATACAGCAATAACCATTTCCGACACTGACAGCGGTTGGGGCGAATCCTACACACCGACAGCAGCAGAGATTCAAGCGTATTTTAACGGTTGGAAGATGGTTACAGCAGGGGAACAGATAGGAACGTCAGTTTATAATGGAACAGGAACGAAAGCGTGGGCTGAAATTCCGAAAGTGAAATTATTCCCCACTAACACAACATCGACAACAACGTTACCAACTTCAAGCGGCTGGACTTATGATACTAGCGGAGCGTTCAAACCATATTCACTAACATATCAACTAGCAACACCTACAACCGAAGAAATCACCGTTGAGGGGCAATTATCACTTGCAACGGGTGGAAATCAGGTAAGCGTTGATACAGGGATTGTGGTGAGGGAACAGGTAACGCCGTGTATAAGTTCAGACGGTTTGATTTATGGTATCAATGTTAGCGGATCATATTATCCTGCTGGTTCTAAATTGAAAAACAGAGCGAACAAGATAATAAAAGTTTATAAAAATGGAATTGAAGATAAGTCGTGGTCAGTGGAAACGAGTTCTTTCTCTTACGGTTCGTCAAATGCTTATACAAAAAAGGAAAACTTCGACCCAACCGCAGTCTACACAGCAGACTACACCATGCTAGACAAGTATTCTATCACTAGCAACGTAGTCCAAATGGACGTAGAATACAATCAGAATATCCAAACCAGCGTACAAGCGAATACGCAGGCGATTGCAGACTTGGCAACGAGACAAAGTGTCGTGGAGAATACGAGGGCTAGAAAGAATCAGATGCCGTGGATTGCGCCTACGTTGTTGAATGGGTGGGTGAATTATGCGACAGATTGGAATAGTGCTGGATATCATAAAGATGAATTTGGAAATGTTCATTTAACCGGATTCATAAAGAACGGAACCGTTGCTGTAGAAACAGTTATATTTACATTGCCAGCAGGGTACAGACCTAAAACAAAAATATATTTGTCAACATCTTCGAACGATAGCAATTATAAAGGTTGTGCAATTGGCGTTTATCCGGATGGAAAAGTTGTTTGTCGTGAGAATGTGGCAAATGTTTTTCTTTCTTTGGACGTTACGCCGTTCCGAGCAGAACAATAGGGGGTGAATATAAATGCTAGTACAAATTAGTAGAGTAGACGAAAACGGGCTATACGTTGAACCTGTGCTCATGGACATTGACGAACTAAACCGATATTCAGACGAGAATCCACTTCCTAGCGATTTAGTGACCTTGGAAGTACCGGAAGGGTTTCACCTTCCTAAATGGGATTCGATTAATGGCGTATGGGTGGAAGGTAAAGCGCCAGTATTAGCGGATTTACAATCTACTAAGTTAGCGGAGTTATACAACGCATATCAAGCGGAGTTAAACGGTCAAGTGATTTCCTCTCTAGTCGGTGCGGATAATGCGAATATCGTATTCTCGTACACAGCGAAAGACAGGGATAATTACCGATCGATTGGTCTTACATTCGCGTTGGATGCGAATCAAACTGAATCTATTATCGGCAGTGATTCTCACGGTAAGTTTTATATACAACGTGCGGATTTCCTGACACTCACGAAAGAGTTTCAAAGTCATGAAGTAGATTTGTACATGAAGTTTAAGCAGAAGGAAGCAGAAGTTAATGGCAGCGGAATTGATACGATAGATAGTATTGTTTGGTGATAAATATGAGAACAGGGGACATTGTATTTTGTCGTAGAAAAACTCTTATCTCCCATCTCATACAATTCTTAGATCACGGCCACTTCAGTCACGTTGGAGTCTTTGTGGAACCAAATATGATATTTGAAATTAACTACAATTATTCCGCTAGACTAAATCCATTCCATTATGACGACTATGTGGTCATAGATTTAAATTTAACAGATATACAACGCAATAATATGTTGGTTTATATGGATCAACTTAAAGGCGACTATTATGATGTCAAGAAATTAGTTTGGTTATTTTTCTATCGAACATTCGGAATAGATTTACCTTGGGTAGATGATAAATCTAGATATGTATGCAGTGAAATGACAGAGACTTTGCTTGCTATGGTTGGAAAGATACCTAGTAGCGAAGTCGGAAGGCATACGCCCAATACTTTATATGAGTATCTAAAAAATTTAAAAGAATAAATTTAATGAAATCACACTTAAGATGAAATGCAAGTTTTATTGGATTTTGAAGTGTGAAAACAAGAGAATAAGTGAGCATGAACGAGAATAAGGGAGGTTGAAATTAGCCTCCTTTTTTATTTACTAAATTTATAAGGAGGTTTAACTATGGTACAAGGTAATGGCTATATCGGTTCAAGCAGTCTACAAACTTCAACAGCAAACCAAGAAGTAATTCCATCACCGCCAGCAGGATGGACATTTGGTTACTTCTGTTACAAGTTCTCATTCATGAATGATCAGGATTGTCATGTGAAAATTAACGGGGGAGATCAAATTTTCCTACGAGCAGGTCAAGGTTGGCAAATGGATCAAAATGACAAGCCTATTAGTTCTTTTATTATTGTTGATTCAACAATTACATTCAATTGGTTTGGAGCCTATTAACAATTAAAACTAGGTGAAAGGAGGTATATTATGTCTGGATTTTTCCCATCAGGTGGCGGAGGTAGAGGCATGTCGGGCTACAAAGGAGCCTATGACAATACAAAATCTTACCGTGTAAACGAAGTTGTAACATACTCAGGTGCATCTTATATCTGTATACAAGGATGTATAGGAATAGACCCAACTAACGCAACATATTGGGCTTTGTTTGCAGCAGCAGGTTCGGCTAGTATAGCAATTGATGACACTAATACTAACACGTCATCTTCAACTCTATCCGCAATCAAAATTCAAGATTTAATAAATAATGAAATAAACGACTCGAATGCTTCAAGCACTGGTACAACTTATTCTGCATCTAAAATTGAGTCTAAATTAACACCTATAAACAATAATATCACTTCTTTACAGTCTTCTTCGCACACTCATACTAATAAATCAACCCTAGATAAACTATCAGATAATGGAGCAAATTTATTATTTAATGGTTCTCCTATTTCAAGTGGGAGTACTTCAGGCGCATCCGAAGCAAAATTTATTATTAAAGATGGCTGGACTACTTCAGGAACACGCAACTTTTCAAGTAACATGAATAAATTTTATATCCATAACACAGGAAACTCAGATTTAACATTTACAATTAATAGTATCGCCATAACTGTAAAATCAACCGAAGAATTTGAAGATGTATTTGACCCATTCACGACAATAACCATCAATGCTACAAGTACATTTGATGCTAACGTATATACATTAAAATCCGGCTCATCTACTCCAGACTACTCTGTAAAAGACGTGTTTTCAGGTTCTTCTAATATGACTCGCAACTTTTCAGGTAATGTTTACGGCCTAGTTGTAAGTAATGATGGAAGTAGCGCATTAACATACACCGTAAATGGAATCACACTTACAGTCGAAGGTGGTGAAGTAACCGAAAGATATTTTGATGCTTTCACTTCTGCAACAATTACTTCTACAGTGCCATTTA